AACCCAGAGAGGAGCTTCGGCTCCTCTCGCATTATCGAGGAGGCAACTATGCCAAAACTACACACAACTACCTACCAGGTACGCACCAGTGCTGACAAGTTCAGAACTTATCACACTACACTATGTACCACGTGGAGCCGAGCTAGACGTATCGCTGAGCGATGCATCAAGAAGCACGGTGTTGAAGCGAGGATACTGAAAGTACTCAGTAGGTAACAACCCAGGGAGCACGGTGTGGCGCTGTGCTCCCTACTTTATGAAAGGAGATAGCCATGAAGATGTTCTTAGACGGATTTGGTATGGTCTTAATCATACTAGGCATACTATCAGCTAGTGGAGCAGCTGGTGATTGCGATGGTAACTGTATGGAGAACGCAAACTCAATAGGGTTTATGCTAATCATACTGTTCGGAAGTCTATGTGCTTGCCTGCTTGGAGGTATAATGATCCATCTAGCAAGAAGAATAGAAGATATATAGGAGATAGGGCTTCGGCCCTTCTCTTTTTCTTTTTATTTTTTAAGTTCTCTATCTATATACCATAGCTCGGGGGGTCATCGTGCGCTATTTGCGACTATCTTACAGCTATATTGGGGGGGTATAACGTTACACTGTTAACAATCTATACGATATACAGCTAACATTACACAACGAACACACATTTAGATTGCACAAGTTTACATGTAAAACAGCTTAACTGCCTGGCATCGCTCAAGTTTTGCACCATATAAGCGTCAAGTTAATCTAAATAATCTAAATAATCTGTTAAAAATATACATATCGCCTATAGATAGCACTATTTAGGGGGGTATATAGGTTTGCGCATCTAACATTACATAGCAGATTGTTAGATTATTTAGATTGTTTGCTCATAAAACATTGAAATTGTTGACTATCTTACGAGTCGTTTTACAATCTACTAGCACAACGTGTTATATATTAGAACAGAGGGGGGCAACTTGACACTCGGCTCGGATTTGCTAATCTGGCGGTGCTTGGCGAGGTGGTCTCGTTATAGCATGTTCTAACTTAACATTTAAAACTGGAGGTTTATATGGCTAGAACTTTTGATGGTACTGTTGAGGCTTATGTTGCACCTATTGCTAAGACTGTAAAGGTGCGTAACCACTCTGCTGGAACTGCTTATACAGCTGAGAATATCACTGAGCTTTATGGTGTAATGTTAGCCGCTGCTGAAAAGCATGGTGTAACTGTGAGTGTATTTTGTCCTGATATTGAGAAGGGTCGTAAAGGTGGCTTTACTGTCGCTGAATTGACTGGCTTGGATATGGATAAATATCAACCGAAATTACTTGGCGGTAGATTCGGTGCTTATGTCGCTGTACTTGCTGATGATGATAAGTCTGTACCAACTGGTGCTAAAACAATCGTACTGTAATGTTAACCACTGTGACAGGGTGTCTATATGATGCCCTGTCCAACCCTTATTGGAGGCTTATATGAAAACTAAACGCTGTGTATATTGCGCTAATCAATACCCTGTTGGACGCTATCAACTGGGGTATGTAACTTGTCTTGATTGTGGCAGTAAACATGCCAGTACAGTCAAGCATACTGTCGTGCCATTACACAAATCTAATTACATCGTTGTTACTAATCGTGATGACCTTGTTGGTATCAATGTAAAAGGGGGGGTAGTGAAATGAAACTATCTACTCTGCTTTCATGGATACTGTACGGCATGGTGTCAAGTGTATGCTTGATGCTAGCTGACAGTCATTTTGGTTGGGGTTTATTCTAATGAGTAAGCTAACTGAAATCTTATTGGGGGTACTCATCAGTGGAGTGATGGGTATCCTATTGGCGTTCGTAGGTGTCAACTTTATCCTAGGTTGTGAGACATGGGATGAATCACTATGGACATATGAGCATTCGTGCTTAACACCATCGGCTATATGGGAAGGAGTAAAGGTATGGCTAAACAAAACTTGAAGCTATTCATGCTACGGCATGAACAAGGTGGATATGCAGTCCGTGATGAGAGGGGGGATATAATTCACTTCTCTGACAAAATGATTGCAAAGAAATCTAAGCAGGGAACTCAAGTAGTTTCCTATGGCATTGACCATCGCAACTATAAACTTAAGAAGGGAGACATATGATGCGAGCTACATTACTACAAGAAACTCTTAATGAGTTATTCAAATCCAAGCGACCTATCTGTATTGAGGGTATGCCAGGGGGAGGTAAGACTACCATCGTACAACAAGTTGCCAACAAACTATCTGTTGGGTACATCGAGAAGCATACACCTACCATGCTTGTCGAAGACTTTGGTGTACCAGACATGGCAGTTGAAGGTAACTCATTTGGTTACAAATTACCTGACTGGTATCCTGCTGAAGGCAGAACAGATATACCAGACGAGGGTATACTCTGCTTTGATGATCGTAACCAAGCACCTGCTGACATTCAGAAAGTACTAGCGAATGTATTGCAGGCTAGGACATTGCATGGTGTACCACTGAAGAAAGGTTGGCACTGCATATCTACTGGTAACAGACAACAAGACAGAGCAGGTGCTAACAGAATCTTATCTCACTTACGTAATCGTGAGACTGTCATTGAACTTGAAACACACCTAGATGATTGGACTAGTTGGGCTATTGAACATGAGGTCAAGCCAGAGCTAGTGTCATTCATTAGGTTCAGACCTAATCTACTACATGACTTTGACCCACAGCGTGACATCAATGCTACACCACGTTCATGGGTTGAGGGTGTATCCGATGTGATTGGTATTGTACCTGCTGATGCAGAGTATGAGTGCTTCAAGGGTGCAGTTGGTGAAGGTGCTGCGGCAGAGTTCGTTGGCTTCCTTAAGATACATCGTAAGCTACCTAATCCAGATACCATACTGATGAATCCAACGCAGGCTAATGTACCTGATGACCCTGCTACATTGTATGCACTGTGTGGCACTCTCGCTCACAAGGCTACGCTAGCTAACTTCGATAGGGTTATTACCTACGTTGGTCGTATGCCTAAAGAGTTCTCTGTCCTATGTATCTCGTATGCTACTCGCAAGAATGATGAGCTTGCTAGTAGTGGTGCGTTCACTAAGTGGGCAGTCGATAACCAAGATGTCTTGTTTTAATGGAGGTATGATATGAAATTGACAGACAAAGCATTGCTAGTTCAACTTAACGTGTCGCAGTGGACTGCACGTAAGTATGACAAATCAGTAACACAACAAGTTGCTGAACAACATAACACAATCGTTGAGGCAGGTAGATACAACAAGTCTCTACTTCCTCTCAATGATTACCTTGGTAACATCCACAAGCTGACTACTACCATACGGACAGAGTACTACAAGAACACTCTGCCTTGGGGTATCAATGGTACGCAGATGTTACCATCTAAAAACTATCTGTCGTTTATGACAGAGCATCGTGCCAAGAAAGCTAACTGGTTGGCACTAGTTGACCAGTTCATTGATGTGTATCCACAGTTGAAACTAGATGCACAAAGGCTACTACCTAACGGACTGTACAAGGAGGAGGACTACCCTACTGTCGATGGTCTACGTGCTAAGTTTGGTATGGAGATAGTTGTCCTACCAGTACCTGCCGATGACTTCCGAGTACAGATTGCAGATGAAGAACTGTCTGCTATTCAACAAGAGGTTACTGACAGAGTAACCAACGCATCGCAGGAAGCTATGAAGGAAGCATGGCAACGACTGTACGATGTAGTCAAGCATGCTAGTGACAAGCTGAATGACCCTACTGGTGTATTCCGTGACTCACTGGTTGCAAATATCAACGACATCTGTGGTGTATTACCTAGGCTTAACTTTGCTGATGACCCTAACCTTGAGACCATGCGTCAACAGGTTGAGCAATCACTTGCCAACGAGAACCCAGAAGCTCTACGTGTTGACTGGGATTTACGTGAGCAGAAAGGCAGACAAGTCAAGGCTATCGCTGACAAGATGGCAGTCTTTATGGGAGAGTTGAATGACTGATTTACAAACACGCTTGGCTAAAGCCAAGACATCACTAATGCTGGAGTATCCCTTTTGGGGTACTCTAGTAATGAACATGCCGTTCAAGATTACAGATGCAGTACCTACTGCCGCTACTGATGGCAAGCAAGTTCTATTTAATCCAGAGTTCTGTGACAAACAGAATGATGAGGAACTTAAGTTCCTTGTTGCGCATGAGATTGCACACCCAATGTTTGAACACACCACAAGACGTGGTGAGAGAGACCACTACAAGTGGAATCAAGCAGGTGACTATGTAATCAATCAAGTACTAACTGATGAAGGTCTAGGCAAGATGCCAGAGGGAGGACTATATGACCCTGACTTATATAATTCTTGTGATGGGATTACTGATCGCATCTATAACACATTACCTACAACGCCTGAAGGAGAACAAGGCTATGGAGGAGAGGGTCAGCCGTTTGATTCAGTTACAGATGGAGGACAGACGCAGGCAGAGATTGCACAACAGCAGGCAGAATGGCGTGTTAAGGTAGCTCAAGCAGTACAGTCTGCTAAGATGATGGGTAAGTTGAGTGCAGGTGTTGAACGCCTAGTCGGTGAACTACTAACACCCAAGGTATTGTGGGCAGATGTATTACAACGCTTCATCATCAAGGCTAAGACTGATGATAGAACGTTTGCTAGACCTAACAGACGATTCATTCAGCAGGGTATGTATCTACCTAGTATCACTGGTGAAGTGATGGGTGAGATTGTATGGGCATTTGACTGCTCTGGTTCTATTTTACAGAAACAGATAGACCAGTTCGCTACTGAAATCATCAAGGTATGGGAAGACCATAAGCCTACCAAGACTCATATCATCTACTTCGATAGTGAGGTGAGTCACTATGATTGCTTTGGTCAAGACGATAGACCAGAGATTAAAGCACATGGTGGTGGAGGTACTGCCTTCTCACCAGTATTCAATTACATGCGAGACAACGAAATAGAACCAGTTGCTTGTGTGTTCCTAACTGACCTCTACTGTAATGACTTCGGTACTGAACCTAATTGTCCAGTACTGTGGGTTACTACAGATGCAGAGGAAGCACCATTCGGTGAAGTTGTAAAAATGGAAGGAGTAAACTAATGGCAACAGTTAGATTTAGTGACTCACTCAAGGGTGAGATACGGAACAAAGCTAAGGCTATGTTCCAAGACAAGATAAAGCAGGCAATAAACAACGTGCCTGCTCATTGGGCAGACAAGGTGTATGAATGTCTGTTTCCTGTTGATGTACGTAATGCTATGGCGTCATTACCAGACTACGTATTGCGTAAACAAGAAGTACTTGAGGTTACTGGTTGGGCTAATGCACCAGAGGATGTATGGCAAAGTGGTGATTACAAGCACAATACATGGAGACTAGATGGTGGTGCTATTAAGTTATCGTTCAGTAAGCCTATGCCTTGGGTTAATAGCTTTGAGAATGCGCCCAATGGATTCAAGTCATCATACAACAGTGGTAAGTTTGACTATGAAGACTCACGTTGGGACTGGTTGAAACCAGAGTTCAAAGAATACAATCGCAAAGTCTTTGAAGCTACTGATAAACAGGAAAAGTTTCTATCATCTGTCAACACGTTGATGGAAACATACACCACACTTGCACCTGCTCTCAAAGCATGGCGACCACTGTGGGATTTGTTACCAGATGAAGCCAAGGACAGACACAAGACTGTCAAAGAACGTAAGATAGTCAAGGCAGAGGACTTAGACCTTGACCTTAACGCAATGACTAGTGCCGTGGCACTAAGCAAGATAACAAAATAAGGAGGTATTATGAATAGTTATTTTGGAGAACCATTGTTGAAAGACTACGCTGATTGTGAGCGTAAGTTTTCTACATGCAGAACCCCTGCAAAGGGTAAGCCTATACGTACATGGTGTAGGCTATTCAAGAACCAAGATGTGTATGAGTTGAGGTACGTAGCTTGGCAAGGTAAAGACGTTGATGTGATAGCTGAGTTTCACCCAGATGGTAGTATTGTACTGCCATCTGATAGCCTAACATGGCAAGCTATGCATGTTTCCCTAGCGATGGCGTTGCATAGGACAATACCTATAGTTACCCAACGGATTGGTAGAGCTAGGTATCGTATTGGTCATACTGTATTCTTGGATAACAACGTGGAAGAACAAGACCCACAAGCAGGTGGTAGTCCCTTCTACCATGACTGGTGGTATTCATTCAAGAAGAATGGAACAGAGTACTTTGCAGGTATGACGTTCAATCACGAAGGTCTATGCACCAACCCACAGTACGCTGTGAGTGGTGAGGTTGATGCAGAAAAACGTAAGACATGGCTACGTATACTTAGACGATTCAAGCGTGGGTTAAAAGCAAGAGCCAAGGTAGGTGCATTGCAACAACACGCTAAACGTATCTATGACAAGCACGTGGAGTTGGAAAGGAAAGGTCAACATCGTTGGCAATGGCAGTTACCTAACTGGCAATCAAAGAAGTATTACGATATGCTCAAGGAGACTATGCAGACTAATGAATACACACCAGAGTTCCTTGAAGCCTTTGTCGAATCAGCTACGCCTAATACCTACGGCAATTCTATAGCTACAGATGCACACATCTTACGATACGTTGACACGTTGATGAATGATTTGTCGTATCAGCTACGTAAAGATTTCGGTGTCTTTATTACCGAGCCTAAAAATGCTGATGGAAAGGTAATACAACGATGACAGTTATTGCATGGGATGGTGAGGTACTAGCTACCGATACCCAATGTACGTTGGGTAATGCCAAGTACCAATCACCTAAAGCGTGGTATGAATCCGTGGGGGGGAGTGCTTGTATCATAACTGGTGTAGGCACACTCAAGAACATACAAAGACATAAGGAATGGGTCTTAAAAAATGACCCTTCCATTGAGTTCCCTTATCGTGAATTAGAAACTCACTACTATCAATTTATCCTTGTAACTAAGAACGGATTACTACGTTACGAGGGTACACCTTACCCCATAGAACATGGGGTAAACGCTTGTGCATTTGGTGAAGCATCTGACTTTGCTTATGGTGCATTAGCTATGGGGGCTACGGCAGTAGAGGCTGTCCAAGTAGCTATCAAATACTCTCATCAATGTGGGGGTAATGTTGAATCATATTCGTTATTGAAAGGAGACGGACATGAGAAGAAAGAAATCTAAATCTGAAAAGGTGTGGGCATACCTTATCAAACATCCAGATGCCAAGACTAAAGATGTAGCCAAGGCGTGTAAGTGTTCAGAGAAATATGTTTACAATCTGCGTAGCCAAGTGGGTACACCGAAAGAGGTACTCGTTAAGTCTAAGGTGCGCATGCGTACAGAGATACTGACATCTGCCAACGAGTTGGTGAGTGATAAACGTGAGCATGAACACGGCGACTTTGCAAGTAACGCTTTTATGATTGCTAATTACTGGAACACTCACTTGGGTTTGATTGATTTCATCAAGCCTACTGATGTACCTACTATGTTAGCACTGATGAAGATAGCAAGGTCACACCAGAAACCACAGAAGGCAGACAACTATCGTGATGCTTGTGGTTACTTGGCGTTAGCTAGTGAAATAGCGAGTGCATCTGAATGAGTATTATAACTATAGACTTTGAAACCTACTACAGTAGGGAGTTCTCGTTGTCGAAGATGACAACAGAAGCCTATGTACGTGACGATAGGTTTGAGGTCATTGGGGTTGCTGTCAAGGTAGATGGCAACCCTACCACATGGTATGCAGGTAGTGATGTGGGGGGTTTCCTAAACGACATCGACTACACTAACCATACTATATTATGTCACAACACTGCGTTCGATGGTGCGATACTGTCATGGCTATATAATATAAAGCCAAAGTTTTGGTTCGATACTATGCTGATGACTAGACCACTGGTCGGGCAGACCATCGGTGGCTCGCTCAAAAATCTCGCTATACATTATAATATAGGGGCGAAGGGCGATGAAGTTTTCCAGACTCTGGGCAAACGCAAGTCGGACTTCACACCACAAGAGCTTGACCGATTCGGCGATTATGCAATCAATGACGTTGACCTTACATACAAGCTATTCAAGAAAGTATCTAAAGGTTTTCCTGTGCAAGAGTTAATGGTGATTGATCAGACCATTCGTATGTACACAGAACCTACGATTGAATTGGATAGGAGTACTCTTACGTCTCACCTGGCAGCAGTGCAGTCAATCAAAGCACAACTTCTTGACACAATAAATACAGCAGGTGTAGATCCAGAAAAGCTGAAGAAACTACTGATGAGTAACGAAAGGTTTGCCAAGTTACTCAAAGCTATGGGTGTCGAACCACCTACCAAGATAAGTCCTACCACTGGTCTTAAGACATGGGCATTTGCCAAGACAGATGCAGGGTTCATTGAGTTATGTGAAAGTGGTTCACCTAAAGTACAAGCCTTATGTCAAGCAAGGTTGGGTATCAAGTCTACTATTGAGGAGACTAGAACAGAGAACCTAATCAAGGTTGCTGACAGAGGTAGGCTACCTATCATGCTTAACTATTATGGCGCACACACTGGTAGGTTTAGTGGTGGTGACAAGCTGAACCTACAGAACCTACCAAGGAATGGTGCTATACGTTCTGCTCTAACTGCCCCAGCGAAACATAAACTGATAGCTTGTGACTCATCACAGATAGAGGCAAGAGTACTAGCACACCTAGCAGGGCAAGATGATTTGGTTGAAGCCTTTAGGCAAGGGCGTGATGTGTACAGTGAGTTTGCATCCACTGTATATGGCAGGACTATAACCAAAGATGACAAGCTAGAAAGGTTTGTCGGTAAGACTTGTATACTAGGCTTAGGTTATGGCATGGGTGCAGAGAAGTTTCGTAACACTCTAGCCCTAGGCATGGGAGGACTCAAGGTAGACATACCAGAGGAAGAAGCCAAACGTATTGTATATCTATATAGAGATAAGAACTCTCGTATCACTGCACTATGGCAACGATGTCAATCGGCATTGTCTGACATGATAGCAGGTCGAGGTGGTGTAATCTCTGACTACGTGTCTTATGATAAGCAAGGCATACTGTTACCAAGTAAGTTACGCATACAGTATCCTGCACTAAATCATACTGACAATAACTTTAGATATATATCTGACTCACGGACATACCGAAAGATTATGTCTGCTAGAGTCCAAGGGGAAGATGTTCCCCACAACAACTGGACTTACATCTATGGCGGCAAAGTCGTAGAGAACATAGTCCAAGCACTGGCACGAATAGTAGTGGCAGAGCAAATGGTATCTCTTGGACAATCATACCATGTGTCGTTTCAAGTTCACGATGAGCTAATCATCTGCGTCCCTGACTCGGATGTGACTGACGCACGACAACTTGTTGAGAGAAAAATGTCAACCGCACCTGTCTGGGCTAAAGACTTGCCAGTGGCTTGTGAGTCTGGAGTCGGTGCTAATTATGGAGAAGCTAAATGAGTAAACCTACGATACACGACATCAAGGAAGTCGTGAATAACAAGTGGCGTGAAGAACTACTTGAAGGACTTGATGAGGTCAAACAAGCAATTAAAGAAGCAGAGATAGCAGAGAGTATGCTAGTCATGGTTAAGCTGAATGGAAACTATGTAAGGTTTTCATCACAGATTACTGACACTATGCCTTTGATTGCACAGCTTGAACTACTCAAGTACGACATAATGAAACGTATGAAGAAGGAGGACTGAATGGGTAAAGTTAAAGCATTGCTGATGGATGCAGAGGAGACACTTGATGAGTGTCTCACTGATAAAGGTATGACCAATGAACAAGCCTTACGCTATATAAAAGAGAAACATGGTGGCATGGCTATGAACCATTGTGAGTGGAAACTTAAACATTTCATAGAAAATGATGTTGACGATGAACTTACAGTAGAGTAAAGTTATAGCATGACACAGTTGAGTCACTCATATTCATCGCTGAAGATGTACGAGAACTGTCCGAAGCGTTACTACCACCAAAGAGTTACCAAAGAAGTAGCTGACAGTGGTAGTGATGCTACTCGGTACGGCAATCGTGTACATAAGGCCCTAGAAGAACGACTGTTAGATGACAACGAGTTGTCACAAGAAACTATACAGTACGAAGCCTTGTGTAAAAGCATTGTAAGAATGAAAGAACACCCATCGTTTGACCAGTTACTACTGGAGGAACGTATGACTTTAACTGATAACTTTACACCAACAGATTGGTGGTCAGACAACGCTTGGTTACGATCCATACTAGACGTACTGGTCTTGTTCAAAGACAAAGCTATTGTAATGGATTGGAAAACTGGTAAGCGTAGACCAGACTTTACACAGTTAGAAATGTTTGCACTGCAAGTCTTTGCTCACTTCCCTCATATACAAACAGTCATAACATCTTTTGTATGGCTCAAAGATATGAAGCAAGATAAGCGAGAGTTCTGTAGAGATTTATCTGGTGAGATGCAAGGTCATCTTAATGGTAGGATAGAAAGAATAAACCAATCATTAAGGAATGATGACTTCCCTGCAAAGCCAAGTGGACTGTGCCGATGGTGTCCTTGTTATGAGTGGTGTGAATATGCGGCTTGACACTATTGTAAGGTTATGCTATGGCTACTACACCAGAAGGTCGTGTAAAGAATAGACTCAAGGCTATGCTCAAGAAGCACAATGTGTGGTTCTATATGCCACAAGCAGGTGCTTTTGGTAGAGCAGGTATCCCTGACTTTGTACTTATCGTGGAGGGTAGGTTTGTTGGGGTTGAATGTAAAGCAAGTAGGAGAAACCCAACTGCTTTACAGATAGCTACGATGAAACAAATAGACGATGCAGGAGGCAAATGTTTTCTTGTGTATGATTATGAGACACAAGATGAATTGGAAAGGTGGATATTAAATGCTCGTAATACCAAAGGTGCAAGGGTTAGCACTAAAACTTAATAACCCCCAGATAGTTCTGGACAGCATACCAACTGCCAAGCCGTTGTCAGTCCGTGGTAACAACGTAGTTGTATTACCCCATAAACTTACAGAGGTATGGGCATTGCGTAAGCTAGGTATCAATGCGCCTTCACCTATCATGCACTACTATGATTGGAAGGGTAAGTTCAAACCATATGAACATCAGCGTAATACTGCTAGCTTCCTAACTATACACAACAAGTGTCTAGTATTAAATGAGATAGGTACTGGTAAAACACAGTCAGCTTTATGGGCGGCTGATTACCTTATGGAATTAGGTGTAGTTAAGAAGTGTTTAATACTATCTCCTTTATCTACACTAGAACGTGTTTGGAGTGACGCTATCTTTATGAACTTTATAGATAGGCGTGCCACTGTATTGTATGGATCAGCAGAACGTAGACGTAAGCTACTAAAGATACCATCAGATTTTTATATAATTAACCATGATGGTTTCCAAGTAGTAATGGATGACCTCAATGATTTTGATTTGGTTATCATAGATGAAGCGGCTGTATATAGAACACCATCTACCAACAGGTTTAAGCTCTTTCGTAAATGGCTTAATAAAAATCCAGATGTAAGGTTGTGGTTAATGACTGGCACACCTACACCCAATGACCCTACTGACGCATGGACTCTAGCTAAGATGGTACAGAACCCACATGTAGCTAAGACATACACTGCATTCAAAGAAGCTACCATGATGAAGATAGGACAATGGAAGTGGTTGCCTAGACCAGAGAGTGTAGAGTTAGTAAAGCATGTACTACAACCTGCTGTACGATACACAAGAGATGAATGCTTTGACTTACCATCTACAGTGTATCAGACAAGGGAAGTGAAACTAACTAAAGACCAAGAGCAACACTACAAGAGTATGCTACGTAGCTTTGTTACAGAGGTACAAGCAGAAGGTAAGATTACTGCTGTCAATGAAGCAGTCAAGATGCAGAAGCTAGTACAGATAAGTTGTGGTGTAGCCTATGGTGATGATGGTCGTAACATAGAACTAGATGCGTCACCACGTATCAACGTTGTTAAAGATATTATAGAAGAAGCAGGTGGCAAGGTCATAGTATTTGTACCGCTGACTGGCACACTGCATATGCTTAACAAAGAATTATCAAAACATTACACCACTGGTGTAGTGAATGGTGATGTCTCAGCCAAGGTAAGGAATGAAATATTCTACAACTTTCAAGAGACAGAAGACCCAAGAGTATTGATAGCACACCCTGCTACTATGGCTCATGGTCTTACATTAACTGCGGCTAGTACTGTTGTATGGTATGGGCCGATCAATAGTAACGAACAATACACACAAGCTAACGGCAGAGTGGAGCGTATAGGCAAACGTCATACGTCTAACGTTATACATATTGAAGCTACTCAACTTGAGTATCGAATGTATGAACGCTTGAAAAACAAACAAGCATTGCAAGGTGTGTTGTTAGATTTAATCCAAGAGATGGGAGAGTGATATGAAAATGGAAGATGTCATTAAGGCATATATCACCCTACGCAATGAGAAGGATGCGATAGAGGGTGAAGTAAAAGAAAAGGTTAGAACCATCAAAGAAAAGATGGTGAAGCTAGAAGCCTACATAAAAAAACAAGCTGACGAACAAGGTGTTACATCATTCAAGACTGGGCATGGTACAGCGTTTGTAACCACTACAGACTTTGCACAAGTAGCAGACTGGGATGCAATACTAGGTTTCATTAAGAAGAACGAAGCATGGGATATGTTGGAGAAACGTGTAAGTAAGAACGCAGTGCGTGGGTACATAGATGAACATAAAGATGTACCAAGCGGTGTGAACTACGGCACTCGTATCGACATCAATGTTCGTAAGCCAACCGCAAAGGTAGAATAATGATACCTAGAATATCGGCAAGAAATATGACGTTCTCATTGCTGTCAGCTGCGGGCGACATCGACACTCTTGCCACAACACGTTTGTCTGTGATTGTTGTCGGTGCTAACCCAGCGCTGTCAAAAAGTTTTTATAAAGGTGAGTACTTTGAAGAAACATCAAAGCCAGATTGTTATTCATTAAATGGTAAGACACCAGATAAAGATTGCGATGATCCCCAGTCTGATATGTGTGCATTGTGTCCACAGAACGCATGGGGTTCACGTACTACACCTACTGGTCAGCGTGTGAAAGCATGTGCTGACCAAAAGAGACTCGCAGTTGTATTAACTGACGACCCTAAGGGTACAGTCTATCTACTGCAAGTAACCCCTACTTCACTGAAGAACTTGAACGGATACCAAAAGGTACTACAAAGCAAGTCTATATCTCCAGAGATAGCAAAGACTAGAGTATCTATAGATACATCCCTTGGGTTTCCAAAGCTAGAGTTTGACTTCGGTGGGTTTGTAGAGGAAGCCACACAAGAACATATTGACGGCTTGTGTGGTACAGAAGAAGTCAAGATAGTAACAGGCGAGTTGTCTGCCTCTGAACGGCAACTAACATTCAGCGACTTTGGGTTTGCTGAAGAAAATGGTTTTACAGAAGGAGGTCTAACCAATGAGTAAAACATTTACAACACCAAAAGGGGTAGCATTCTACCCTTACATTTCTGCACCTGACACTAAGTTCGATGAGCAGGGGCATTACAAAGTTAATCTGTGCATACCAAAGGAGGAAGCACAGCCTATCATCGAACAGATAAAGGGTGAGTTGGTTGCAGGTATTAAGGCATTGAAAGAAGCCAAGCCTAACGCCAAGATTAAACAAGCACCACTGCCGTTTGAAGATGAGCTAGATGATGACGATGAACCTACTGGTAACGTGATGATTAAGTTCAAATCAAAAGCCGCCTATAAACCTGCTGTCTTTGATAGCAAGGGTACACCTATGCTTAATTCTAATATCTATGCAGGGTCTGTACTCAAGGTGAATGGGTCTATTGCTTTCTACAATTCACCTGCCGTTGGTGCAGGAGCTACACTGCGACTAAGAGCAGTACAAGTTATTGAATATGTCGAAGGCTCTAGCGGTGCAGGTAAGTTTGGCTTTGAAGAAGAAACTGGGTTTACTATCGAAGATACTGAGGAGGTTGAAGACAACAAGCCCGAAGTCGTTGCCGAAGAAAAACCTGCCCCAGAAGCCCAGGCAGCCAAGCCGACACCCAAACCACAACCTGTTGAGCCAGCTCCCGTTAAGGAAGTAAGTTCTGATGCGGATGACTTGGCTAATGAAATAGCTAACTTACTGGATGAGGTAAACACTGATGACTAAACCCTTGGACTTTACCAAGGTTGAGGCGTTAAGGCGACATATGTTGCTGAGTGTACGAGACATAGCTATGGTTTTAGGCGTGTCTCGTATGACCTACTATGGTTGGTTAAAAGGAAAGCCATTACGTAAATCTAATGATGCTAAGGTAAGGGAGAAACTAAGGCAGTTATTAGAGATTATGAAAGAAGGATGGCCTCAACCAGAAGTGATAGCACTTGAGTCTGTCTCACGTAGGCAGAGACTTCTTGAGTTATTAGATGATAACAGTTAGACTAAAGAGGGCTAGAGGGGTTAATTCCGAACACCTCTCTAGCCTTCATAAAGGACAGTGGAATGGATACGTTAGGATTTTTACAGCGAGTCCTACCGTCTGAAGGCTACTACGTTTCTATTGTAGTAAACCCTGATGGGAGAAAGCAGGGATTTTTTCAGACTGTAGAAGAACTTGCAACTGCTTGTAAAAGATTAGACAGAGCAGGAAACAATACATACTTTGCTATATCTTCTTTTTGTACAAAGGAAAACAGAAAGCAAGAGAACGTAAATAAAACAAAAGTCATCGCCATTGATGTTGATTGTGGTGATGGCAAACCTTTTGCTGATTGGCGAGAGGGATTAAAAGCATTACAAGATTATATTGTTAGAATGAAACTGCCAAAGCCTATGGTAGTTAGCAGTGGTAATGGACTGCATGTATACTGGGTACTAACGAAAGAGTTAGAACCAGATGATTGGAAGCCTATAGCTAACGCAGTAAAGGCTTCAGCACTCGACAAAGGTTTCAAAGCAGACGCAGGGTTGATAGCTAATAGCTCCCTTGTGTTACGCCCCATTGGTACACACAATCCCAAGAATGGTAAAGAGGTCAAGCTACTTATAGATGCTGACCCAGTTACACCCGAAGAACTATCGGTTAGGCTACATGATTACGTGCTTTCCACAGGGCCCACCGTAGGCAAACAAACATCTGACAACTCGTTGCTAAACAATCTAGCGGCTACTGTGGATTTCCCACCATCTATTAGTTCTTCTATCTACAATAAATGCCAACAAGTTAAACATGCTGTGGATAACCAAGACTCTGTGGCTGAACCAGTATGGTATAACGCTATAGGTATTGCGGCTTATTGTATAGACCCAGAAGATACTGCACGAAGGTGGAGTGAAAACTACCCTGCATATTCAGAAGAAGCAACTATGTCTAAGCTACGGCATTGGAAAGATGGTGCTACTGGCCCAACTACCTGCGCTAAGTTTGATGTAGATAACCCTGATGGATGTAAAGGTTGTAAGTATAAAGGTAAGATAACTAGTCCGATACGACTTGGAATTAGCTATCAAGAAGTACAGCTACAAGAAACACTTGATAAGAATGCCAGTCAAGTACAGCTACCCAAACCTTTTAAGCGAACAAAAGATGGCATCAAAATAACCATAGACGATACAGATATAGATGTATGCAGGTTTGATATATACCCTGTGTCATACGGAAAGGATGAGTCACTAGGCTACGAAACAGTTAGATACCACTGGAAAAGACCCCATGTTGGTTGGCAAGAACTGGTGTTACGTCAAGCGTACTTGACTGAAGGGCATCGTGAATTTGCTACAGCTATAGCAGACCAAGGTATTGTCTTGTATAACAAGAAACAAACGGAGTTTTTTCAGCTTATGTTACGTACTTATATGGATGAACTAAGGCAGATTAGGTCGATGTCGAACCTATATGCTTCAATGGGATGGAAAGAGAACAACACACAATTTGTTCTAGGGAACACGTTGTTCCGTAGCTCAGGCGGCGAAGTGACAAAAGATGCAATATCGCTGACCTCGGCATCAAACAAGACTAGTCAAGATTTGTATAGCACCAAAGGTACAATTCAGAACTGGGTAGAGCTAACTAACTTATTAGAGAAAGCAGGTATGCCTTGGCATATGTTTGCATTAGGCATTGGATTCTCTGCACCACTATATAACTTTACTGGATTAAAAGGACTTACAATCTCTCTATATGGGCCAACTGGTGGAGGTAAAACACTAGCACAGTACTGGGTACAGTCTATCTATGGAGATCCAGAGAAGCTACATTTTACAGCTAAGTACACACAGAACTCTTTGTTCAGTAGACTAGGGTTATACAGCAATCTACCATTGACAGTAGACGAAGTAACCATGATGCAAGACAAAGAGGTTGGTGACTTCTGTTACTGGGTATCACAAGGTAGAGATAAAGCTAGACTCAATCGTAATGCAGAGGAGCGTGATGCTAAGACATGGGCTACACCTGTTATAGTATCCACCAACAAGTCTCTACAAAGCAAGCTAATCGCCAGCGGACTGGAAACAGATGCACAGATGGCTCGACTACTAGAGATACCAATCCCATCACATAGATTGTTTACTAAAGACTCGACAACTGGGCGTAAAATATACAACCTAATCAACTCGAACTACGGGGAGGTAGGGCAATTATATGTCAACAAGTTGATGGAGCTTGGTTCTGATGTGATCCAGGGAATGATAGAGCAAGCAACAAATGAGTTCCAAGGCAAGTATAAATCCAAGTTTACTGGCGAAGAAAGATACTGGGAGCAAGCCATAGTCCTAGCTGACCTAGGTTTGAAACTAGCTAATGATTGGAACTTAATTAAGTTTGATTACACTATAGCTACAGAATGGGTACTAGCACAACTAGGAGCAATCCGTAGAACTGTACAAGACAACAAGGTTGATTCCTTTGACTTGATAGCAGAGTACCTAAATGATTCAGCAGGCGCTGCAGTAACAGTAATGCACACATCCACCAACAAACCTACAGTTGATTTATCTCGTATGCCACGAGCTGACATAAGAGTTCGATTCGACATATACCGCAACTCTGAAGTTGAGGAGTTTGATAGAGGTACAATAATGCTTGACCGCACTCACTTCCGCAAGTGGTTGTCTGTGCGAGGAGCTGACTACAAATCATTCACACAAGAACTTGTTGAGGAAAACGTAGTAGCTACACCTAAATCACAAAAGTTTTACCTAGGTAAAGACACACCAGTTAAACTAGGACAATCATACGTGATAGGTATAAACCTTAATCACCCAAGGTTAATGGGTATACTAGATGCTGTTGAGTCAAACATAGAAGACCTGACTCAAGGTAAGTTTAAGTTAGTGTAACTACCTTATATCAACACCATACACTTGCGATATAATATCTGTGATACTATCCCTAGTACTTTTAGGGGTAGTCTTCAAGAACCTTGCACCTGCGCCTAGTTCTGCTGACTTTACAGCCTTCCTAACTTTACCATAGAAATCGTCAATGTAGAACGGATCACCTCTGCGGTGTACTCTGTTGTGGTCTCTTACATCCTGTTCAATAGACCGCATAGCACTCCTATCTTTCATAAGAGCCGCCCTTACATATTGTTCTCTGTAACTTGCTGAGATTGCTTTGGTGTAATCTACAAGTCTCTTACTCATTCTTACTGCGTCATTAGACCTAGTAGCTTGCACTGGATAGAATCCTAGGAATCTAGTTATTAAGTTTGCAGTACTAATATCTCTGGTAACTGTGTAGCCACGGGAGTTAAGTACAGCACCTGTGTTATAATATACTGCTGTGTCCATGATATTACGTAAGCCTGCTATAGGACTAGCTTGTGCAATACGCATCAACTCGTTGGTGGGATCTGACTTAAACGGTACTTTAGCTAGGTCTAATGCACTAGTAACTGTGCCTGCCATTGCACTAAATATAGGCCCAGCAATGTTCTTCAGTTCTTGGGGGGTACTCGCTCCTGCTAAGAATATACCTGTGCCTGGGAGTAGATCACCCAAAGCAAGTCTGCTTGACACTGTGCCACCACCACCAACTTGGTCAGCAAATCCTCTAAGTGCTACCTGTGCCCAGAACGTACCATCTAACCCTACTGCATCAGTGGTGTCTTCTACAAATTTACCCACAGCTAGTTCTACAGGAGGAACTCTAATACCGAACAGCTGTGCTAGTGTATCCACTAGATCTGCTAAGTCGTCAGCAAACGGCAAACCTTTCAGTCCTGCTACTGCCATCAAAGCAGTAAGATAATATACTCTACCTGCTGGAGGTAATGTACGTACCAACTGTGTAGCAATAACAGTAAACTGTTTATACATATAGATATACTGCGCCCATGTACCCCTTGCTATGTCAGGTCTGTTGTACATGGCGTAGTCACCTTGAGATTTATTAACAACCTCAACGGCTTTTTCTTCTAACGCAAACAAATCAGGTTGATCATTTTGATTTACAAGATCATTTTCTTGTTCAAAACTGGCGTCAGTAAGAGTTGGATCAGCCGCCATTCTCCTACGTTTTTCTAATCTGTATGTAGCTAATGCTGAACTACGTCTGTTCTGCTGTTCAGTGTAAGCAAACGGAATCATGTATTTCTTTGTTATTGCAGTCCAGTTTGCGCTGTTAAAGAAATTACCTCTGGAACTTCCTGCAAGTGAGTTAACTAACGCAGCGTCAAGGATACCACGAGATGTTTGTCTGTATAAGAACTGTGCTTCATCCAGGGTCAAACCAAATGATTTATAATTATCACCCTTTAATACTGTATCTCTAATCCAAGCTGGGTCTGCCCATTTTGGATTTTTCAAATCTTTTAAGGCTTTACTTATCTGGATACCTGATTGCATAAAGCCATAACCACCGCCTGTACCTAGTTTAGAATTGTACGTAGCCATGTATGGTATAGCCATCAATGGTAGAGAAGTGAGGTTGACTAGACCTGCAGCAATAGAACCACCCAACTGCATAGCCACAGCTAAGTTCTTCAGTCCTGATAGTGGGCCTTTAGATAGTTCATCTTCTACTGATATGGCAATGTCAGTTTGCTGTGCGTAGAAAGATAAAAGTTTATTACCTTGGTTTCTGTATCGCTCACCTTTACCACCAGTAGGTTTTATTTCAATCTTGTTGCCTTTACGATCTGTAGCTTTTGTAAAGACTCTGCCATTTAGAGGCGCACTTTCTTTATACATATGAGCGTAAGCCTCAAACTTTTCTCTGGCTATATGTATACGCTCTTTGTTACCTGTTCTTTCTGCTGCCTCTACATCTGCCCAAGACTGTTCTAGTACTTCGTAGTTACCTTTCCAGTTGCTATCGTCTGCCATAATCATATTGATGTCAGTGCGATGCTCGTTCTTTGCAGCTATAGCAGCTCCAGTCTCAAGATACTCAGATACAGAGCGAATCATGTCTGGGTCAAAACCAGCTTGGAATCTTTTTCTTAGATGTGACCTAGCTTTGTCATGTTGTCTTGATAAAGCCTCAACAATACGCTCTCGTTCTGCCAAGTCTAGGCTAACACCCAAGCTGTTTAAGACATTGACAAACTCATCGTAGTTCATGGACTGGTTGGTTGGTGTGCCACCAGTAGCATCTTCTACTAGGGCAGTCATAATAACTTGTTGTGTACCCCCGTCCTCCAGTGGGACATCAAACACAGTCTCGTTTAGATCACCGTTGTAAGCCTCCGCCATCTCTGTCAGGTGTGCAAAGTCATCATTCTGGAAATAAGGAAACGCAGCTGAGAAGTTCTCAGGTAGTTTTACAGGTGCTCCCCTGCTTCCATCTCTGTTTACTGAGAACGCTTGGAATCTAAGTTGGTGTTTACCTCTACGTTTGTATGGTACGTAGGAATCAAATATGGTTTGTTTCGCCATCACATTAGCGTTAATAAGCTGTGTGTCGGTAAACACTTGGTCTTTCATAGGTTGTTGTATGCGTTTTATAACATTGTTTTTATCAAACAAATTCTTACCACTTGCGTCTTTATACTGACGCATACGATCTAAACCATCTAATATACTAGTAAGATCTATAGGATTTTGTTTACCTGCATTGGTTCTGTTGTAAGCAAGTATTGCATTGATAGCTTTCTGTGAATTACCTTGAGGATTATCAAAAGGACTATCATCAGGCTTCATATTTCTAAGGTCTGCTGATGCTTCTGACTGCCACATAGCCCGAGTCACACCATTGATGAAGTCCTCAGCTTGCTGCAATGTTTGTGCGTTTACTCTATATCTGCCGTTGTTTTCTTTCGGCCCCATTTGATATATCTTTTGGAACGCCTCATTTATTTCTCTGAATACATCTAGGTCTTGATCGCTTATCTGACGATCAATGTTTTTCATACTCTGGATGTTACCTTCAGCTAATTTTGCAGCAGCTATGTATTTACCCATAGCAACTTTAGCAGCTAGATAGTTCACAGCCCTACGCATATCCACGTATGCTTGATACATTTCTTCGTGTCTCGGATTGGTAAACTTACCATCAGGGCCAATGTCACTTAGTGGCTCACCCAAAACTTTATCTAATGTATGTGTGCGTTGGTTTGCTTCGCTACCTTCTGCGTATGGTATGCCTTGTTTTAGTTGTTCTCTTGATAATGTAGCTCTTTCTACAGCTACATCGAGAGCCTCATCATTTATCATAGGCTCGCCAGACACAGGGTCTTTTATGATTACATCTGGTGAGTTACGTATGTCAGCGTCAGATGTATTTTGTGCAAAGAAAGCGTTACCATAGGCAAGCATCTCACCAACGGCTAACTTTTCTTTCTTGTTAAGTCCTGTACCTAAACCCCAGAAGTCTGCCTTTGTAGCACGTTGAGTCATACTGTCTAACTCTGACAATATCTGACGAGCTGTAGCTGCTTGTCTTCTAAATACGTCAAGTAGTTTTGTCAGACCAATACTACGCAGAGCTGTGTTGTCTAGTGTTTGTAGGTATTCAGCTGCAGCCCCAAACACTCTACCAATATTTTTACCTTTGCCTTTACCTTTGTTTAGATAATCTTGCAGGTCTTTAGGATCTAAGCCTGGGATACCCATGCTAAATCCTTGCTCACCAAGGTTTACTCTTGCTGCTGAGAATCTACCAACGTCAGACTCGTTAAGACTTTCTATGTTTTCACGTAGTTGATCTGGTGATACAAAGCCAGGGATCTCACCATCACGCACATAACGTCTCAACTGGTTGACCCAGTATGAAGCACCATCATGCTGGAATGGAATACCAATCCTACGTAAGAAGTTTTTAATAACATCCCAAACACGTTGTAATACACTGGCATCCATGTTGGCTACATGGTCAGCTAGAGCTTCTTCTATAGCTTCTAGTTTACCGATACCATAGACTTCCATCTGTGCATCGGCTGCGGCTCTTATGTGTGCGCTTGTGTTGTAGATGTTTTCAAGAACTGATTTTAATTGTTTAGTATTTAATATCGAACGTAGCCCAAAGTGACCGATTGTTTCGTGAGCTAGAATAAATTTTAGATGTGTGTCATTCTCTACAAAGTCAGTAAAGATTATGACTTCATCACCAATAGAAAAACCAGATGCGTTAGTAGTTTCAAATTCAGGTTGAGCTTTTACTGCTCTATCAAACAATGCTTTGTTTTTACTACGTAGTTCAGCTGCATTTCTAACGATAGTTACTTTAGGTTTGATAGCTAGCTTAGAAAGAAACGCTTTGACTGCAGCACGAAGCTGTATAGGATTCATTGGATTAGATGGCTTGTCGTTATCATAACGTCTAAAGTTACCATTACGATCTTTTAGCTCATCAAGTACACTACGTGGTTTGTAATACTCAAGTTGTTCTTCAGCTATGTAACCAGCTTCAAAGAGTTCTTTTTCTTCTTGTGCTAGTTTTGCTCTTTGTTTTGCTCTTTCTTTTGCCACTCTGTCAGTTATATCAACAATCGGCTCGCCTTCTTTTTTAGCTAGTCTTTTAGCAGCACGTTCTTTTTTACGTGACTCTGCCAAAGTAGCTGCTGTCAGAACTAAGTTTCCGTTTGGTTGTTCTTCAAACTTTACCTTGCCGTTAGTATCAAAGTACTCAGATAAAGGTGCACCGTTAAACCTGTAAGTCATGTCGGGTTTAACTTTTTCAAGACCTGCAACCATACGCTCTGCAGCTTGTACAGACCTATGGTTTCTATTACTGAGGTTGCGTGTATTCTGAATAACTTCTAGTTTTATAGCTATGTTTCTGGCTAACTCTATTGGGCCAGTCTTAGGATCACCATACCTAGAAGCAGCTAAAGTACCAGCTTTGTTTAGGTCTTTTTCATTTGCAATAACATCCAACCTAACCTGCTCTTGTCTAAGGTTGTTTGCTACCATAAGCTCACGAACACCCTGCAGGTTACTTTGCTCTAAGCGTTGTTGTAACTCTGGTAGAATACCTAGCTTAGAAGCGTACTTAAACCAACTTGGTCTACCAGTAAACTGTAGGTCATTTATGTTAAGTCTTAGTTGTTCTATAGCTGTTTCTCTGATTGTCTCTGGCATATGCACCCGTGCATTCAGTAAGAAACTAGCTGCTCTATCTTTAACACCTTTAGATGCTTGGCTTGTTTTTGAAAAAGCAATAGCCATAAGTTCCGCAAGAACATCAGGCATTTCAAATTTTGTTGTATCTTCGTATATAGCTTTGAGTATATCTACTTGAATACCTTCAGGTAGAGTAGCTCGTAAAGATGGATCTTCCCATACCTGTTGCATGTCTGCAGCAGACATTACTGATAATGTTTCTTTAACACCTTTTTGATCTGTAAAGTCATTAAGTGATGGATATTCTTTGTACGGCTTGTTTGCTTCCCAGCGCTCAGCGGGAGTTTGTGTGACAACAGGTTGTGGTGTCTTTGTCTTTACCTCTTCACGTTCTGCGACTTGAGGATCAACCTTTTGTGTGCCACGCTTTAGAGCCGCTACCTTGGGCTTGGGTTTCGCCTCAGGTTGAACACTCGGTTCTTTGACTTTCGCTTTGCCTTTTTTGAGCTTTTCTTTAGCACGTACCCTGGGGGTTTCTTGTACTTCTTCTCCCACTCTTTCGCCATCTTGGGCTTGTTCTTGTGCATCCACCTGCGTTGTTTCTGGCTCTTGAACGGCATCTGGCTCCTCCTTTTTAGCTCTCCCTTTCTTTAGATTATCTGCTTTGGTTTGCTTTTTTACTGCACGTTCTTGTGCATCCCTCATAAAATTGTTTACATCAGTAAAGTCACCATCAAAGTTTTCAGTCGCTTTGGTTACAATCGTACCAATACCAATAGGAAATGTTTTACGATCAACAACTAGATCAGGAGCTTGCTCTACTGACTCTAATAGTTGACTAAGTGTAGGAGCTACCTGAGCTGCTTGTTCTGGGTTAGCTAATCTAAACACGTTGAACTCAGCAATAAGTTCTTCTGGCGACAGCAGATAGTTAAAGAACTCGTTGTCTAGTTTCTTACCATCGTTTATGGCTTGTTCTATTGTAGCTCTTAGATCTGGATACAGCAGGTTTTCTATAGCTTGCAACTCTGCCAATACTGCAGGGTTGTCATTGATTTGCTCAGCCAATAACGAATGGGATGCGTGACCCAACTCATGTGCAACTACGTTGGGAAACACAGGTTGTGCGTACTTATATTTACCAGCTAATACTATGCCACCATTATGGTGTGCGCCTGTAAAATTAGTAAATCTTCTAGCTACTTTTATTTTTTTAATAGCTTCAGCGTATCTATCCACAACAAATTGAGGCAACAAGTTCATTCGTATGCCCCTGGTGTAGTTGATAGTATCAAATTTCTTTTGGCGTTTGTCAGGATCAACAATATTATCTTCTTGCCTACCACCTGAGATTTGACCTTTGCTCTTAACAGTAGCAGGTAGATCTTTTTTGTCTCGCCTGTTCTCAAGCTGTGGCACTGCAGACGGAGCAAACTCTTTTTCTGTTTGTTTTATATCGTCAGTCAGTGGCTTAGCAGGAGGCTTTTGTTTTGGTGCTTCCTCTGGTGTAAACAACGGCAACTGTCTAGGTGTAGGCGGTGGGGTTGTTACTGTTTCTGGCTGATCTTCAAATAAATCTTGTTGGTTAGGATCAGAGAAAACAGGTGGAGCTGGAGGTACTTGCTCAACTCTGTTTGTAGGTGTGCCAAGTATTTCATTTACTTCATTTAGCGTAGTAACTGGAGGTGTTACATTTAACGCACCTTGAGGTTGTTGTTCAGTTCCTGGGATAAATCCGCCTTGTACATTGACAGGTTGATCCATAGGATCAAATACTTGTGGATTAGGATCAACTGTACCATCAGGGCTAACAGTAAAGTCAGGATCTTCAATCGGAGTAGCGACTGCACTGCCTGTATAAGGTGGTAGTTGAGTTGGTGTATATTCTATCTGATCAGGAAAGACAATTTGCTCATCTCCCATACGTACAGTTTGTCCTGTTGGGCCTGTATCTGGGCCTGTAGGAACAAGAGCAGTTCCAGCTCCTGTATCAGAAACACCTTCGTTGTCTAGTAGATTAACTTCTTCGTTACTACTGCGTAACTGGCTAACACCTGCAAGTGGGCCACCGACTGCAGCACCTGCAGCAATAGCATTAATAAGACGTACACCATTATCTAATGTAAATGCTTCTCTGTCAGAAGTAGCAGCATCTGTACCAATAACTAAACTTTCTTGAATACCTTCTGTTATACCTTCTGCAACTGCACCTGCACCTGTAGCACCTGCAACCCGTCTAAACATACCAGATGTACCAACTGGGTTGAAAAATTTACTAGCTACAAAATATTCTGAGAAAGTCTCAGCTGCAGCGTACGGTATAGCAGCAGCTAATGCAGCAAGACGTTGAGAAGAACCTGGGACTTGTCCCTCTGCATTCTCAAGCATCTCAAGATATACATCACTAACGCCAGTTCTAAAGTTATTTAGTGAGCCAGCGACAACTGCACCTGTGCCTGCGATAACTCTTTTCTCTGCTTTGGATAAAGCCTCACCTGCTCGTTTCTTAGCAACAGCATCCATAAGTTTTTTCTTAAATGCTGTCTTACCAAACGCTCCAGCTACACCACCCATAGCACCAGTAACAGGATTACCTGTAGAACCAGTAGCGACAACTGCGCCTGTAATAAACGCTGCTATAGACTCAATAAGATTTGGCCCCTGTTGTGCTAAGTTTGCTAAGAACCAGTCTGCAACTTCACCTTCTGCTAATACATCATCTGTAAACGTACGTTGAAATGGTTCTTTACGTCTTAAATCTTCTTGTTGTTGTTCAATAACATCTCTGCCAAAACCGCTAAGACTATCGAGTCCTAGTGAATCACCAAGATATGTAAGTCCAGCACCACCTAACATCTGTAGGTTATCGACACCAATACCAAAGTTCTTAGACATAAGCCTACCCTTGCCTGGGTCTCTTATGTTCTTAATATATTCTCCGTACACTTGAGGAGACATACGATCAAATCCACTAGGTAATCCCGTAGGTGCTCTTTCTAGGTATTCTGGACTAGCAGATTTATCTGCAGTTTGATAATCATCAGCATCAAAGGTAAGACCATTAACAAACACTTGGTTTGTAGCTTTGTTGAACCCAACGCTAGGTTCTTTTATATCAGGTGTTTGAGTTAAAGCCGCACCGAAAGCTGCTAGATCAGCTGTATTAGGTGCTGCAAGTTGATCCATGCCATATATAGAATAGTTATCTGTAACCCTAGCTACGTCAGGGCTAGCGTCCATAGCATCTAATGTTCTTGATTGAAATGATTGCAGCCCTGCTTGGCCATAAGGGTTTAGATCCTCAACAGCCATGTCATTGCCCTTTACCTATTTTCGCAATCTCAGCCATGTAACTGTTACCAACTCCAAAATCAAAACTATCAATAGGGACTGATATATACTTTTCTATTTCTATAGTATCGCCATCAGGTGTTTCTTCTTCGACAATCTGTTTTTGAAATGCTGCTACTGGCACACCACCTTTAGAACTAATTATAAGTCTACCGCTGTCTTCAACTTTCATGTCCATGTTGGTGTTTGTTTCTACCAACTTTTTAATCATATCTGCTTGAGCTTGTGCGTTGATCTTTCTGGCTTCCTCAATTTGTTTTAGCTTAGATTCAAAGATAGCTTCGTTTTTCTTTGCTGTTGCTGCTTCGATAGACTGCCTATACTTCTGATCAAATATAGTACGTGCATTTAGTTTGACTTGTCCTGCTGACAACCCTTCTAAACCTGGGATAGCTGTACCATCAGGGCGTATGAAATCAAACTTACCATCGTTTCTAGCTTGTATTAATGCTCCTCCACCAGTAAACGCATCCATTACAGAGTTCAATCTCGCTGGATTACCTGACATCTCAAAAGACATAAGTGCATCTTCTGATTGCATTACATATAGCATTGAGTCAAGCACCATCATATCAGCTATACCCTTCTGATACTCTGGTCTGTTTATTCCTGTGAGTCCTGCTCTTTGCATATTCTGTAAAGTTTGAGATAAGATGTTTCTATTTTCCATAGCTTTCTGAAACTCAAACCCTAACCTATTAGGTACATCAGTTAGCTTTTGTATTCGTTTTGCACCATCTTCTGGTTTCTTTAGATTTTGAGTTACAACACTACCATCTTTGCCTGCACCAGTATCTGTTACGTTCTTTGGTGGAATGTTCATACTTCTACTAGTGTTATCTACTGTTGTCTGGTTTGTAACAACAGTACTTGGAGCTGCATTTGCAGTACCACCAGTATTACCTGTAGTTGTAGTAGACGTTCCAGAGGCAGTCGTTCCAGAGGCTGGGCCAATTTTAGCTACTGGTGGTTGATTACCACTAGCAGGATAGTAATAGTTACCTACTTTATTTAGATAACCATTTAGGCTTAAAAATGCTTGGTTATACGTGTTTACTGATTTGAAGTCATGGTTCTTAGCAAATTTCTTTACATCTTTAAGTGAGTTAATACCTATAAATTTACTGTATCCATCGTTATATGCAGCTCCTTGAAACTCAGGAGCTACTCCTTTGAATCCTATCAATCTAAAATATAACAACCCAGCTGTAATCTGATCTCTATTGTCAGTTAGCTGGAGAAAACTTTTTGGTAGTTGGGCTGCGGCTTGCTTTAGTTTTGCCCATTCTGCAGCATCTACACCTGCTGGAGTCTTACCTGCATAGAATGCTTTGACATCTTTATACGCAGGTTCTTCTATCTGTAATGCACCTTTAGCTGGGCCTTTTGTAAAATCTACACCACCAAAATTAGACTCGATTGCTAATAGTGATAACGCTTTACCCTGATCAACGCCAAGCAACCTAGCTTGCTCTACAGTTATCTCCGTCTGAACGTTTCTAAATCTGTCGTTGTCAACTGCCTTTACTGCGTTGTTTACAAATGTGTTTCGTATAGCACCTGCACCTGTTTTTGTTTCAACAGTTGCATCTTCAGGTACTATCTCAGTGTTTGTAATACCTTTAGCACGACCCTGAGTAAATGCGTTTTGTAGAGCAGGAGGCACTGCATGTCCATAGCTATCCTGAAGAACAAACGAACTGCCGTCACCAAAAGCATCTACAATATCATACTCAACACCATTGAAGACAAGGATCTTGCCACCGTTTTTATCCATAACTTTCCAAGGTTTTCCGAATACATGCAGTGCTTCTTTTTCTTCATCTGATGCATCGTCTTTTTGTACAGTACCTTGTGGAAATAACACTGACAAATCTGGGCTACCAAACTCAGGCTTTATTATCTGATCTTTAGATCCGCTTCCTTTTTCATCTCCAGGGACAATGACTGTTTTGCTAGTATCTAAGTTTGCTACAGGAGGATTATTTTGATTTGATTCTTCATAATCAGTTATTTGATCTTGACCTTGGGATACACCCCCATCCATATCAAGATTACCTGCACCTGTATCAGGATTCTGTATAGGAATATTTTTAAGCCCAGTGTTTATCTGACCACCTAACTGACTTGTATCAAATTGTGCAGCTGGGATTACATTGTTCATCTGCAGTTTACGAAAGTTTTCCTCTCGCTGCAGCCTTTGATTTTCTAAACCCAAGCGTCTACGATTCATATACTGGTTTGCGCCAGTATTAAAAGCGTCTACTTCCTGTGGGTTAGAAGGAAGCGCAGATCGCATAAAATCTAATAAAGCCATGCTTCCCTCCTATGAGAATCTAAACGTATTCCGTGTACCAAACAACCCGTCTCTTAGCCCTGCACGATATTGGTCATTACCATCTCCGCCTGATACCCCAAATGCCCCGAACATCTGATTAAATCCTTGCTGAGCAGCTGATTTCTTTCTTGCTAGATTTGCGTAGGTTTGGTTAAGTCCTGTTAATGCAGCACTATAATTACCGCCTTGAGTCGGAAATGCAGCAGCCGACTTGTTTAAGTAGTTTGCCTGTTGGTTAAGTCCAGTTATCATACCCCTATCATAAGCTGAGCCTGTATTAGCAGCTGCACCAAGATTAAAACGTCTTTCTTCTGCAGCTCTTAGAGCTGTGTTTGATGGGTTGATATTACGCAATGCATCTCGTTTAGCTAAACCTGCTTTTTGAGAAGCTCGACCATAATACTGTCTAGCTAATTGTTCTGGATCAAATCGTTGACCCATAGCATACAGCTCGTTTGCTCGTTTCATTGCAAAGTCATAGGCTTCTTTATCTCTGGCTTTAAGTTGTTCCATCTGTTCTTTTTGCAAACGCAGTACTTCTTTTTCTTCATCAGACATATCACCAACGCCCATTATCTCTGCGCCAATAAGTTGAAGTCCTGCTTGGATAGATACATCTGCCAGTGCTTTAGGGTCTGTAAACCTAGAAGCAATCTCTGAACCTGTTCGAGATAGAAGACTAGCTTGGTTTGTAGATTGTGAACCTAGGTTTTGTAATGTTGTGTTGTTCGCCATACTCTGACCAGGGAAACTTGCGTTTACAAGATTAGGATTAGGCTGATTAACTATACCTTGAGATGCATTAAAAGCGTCTTGACCAGGATATGACCCTGCCATCTCACCTTTCAATATAATCTGATCACCACTTGGTGTAGTTAAAATCTGTTGCCCCTGTGCATTTGTTGTTATGTTGTTTGCGCCGCTAGTATTAGCTCCCATACCCCCAGGGCCAGTATTAGATAGTCGATCACCAACAGTACCTGCGTTAGCTCCGCCATCCGTCAAAGTCTGAGGTTGCTGCACATTTCCTCCAACTTGATCCATACCTTGGGATACACCCCCATCCATATCAAGATTAACTGTTCCTGCGTTTGAAATATTTGTTGCATCTGCATAAGCCTCTGGTCTGAACTCAGTACCTGAGAATGCTTGGTTTGCAACCCCATCTGTTGCTCCTGGGTTAAAGTAACCTGCAACACCACCTGATAAACCACCCATTAATGCTGATCTACCAATGTCTTGTCCTGTAATTGCCCCTGTTACAGCGCCTAGTCCAGCACCAACCAAGGCACTACCCATGACCGATCCTATTGCTGCAGACAAACCAATCGAAGATGCAATAGCTGGGGCTGCAATAGGAATAGCAATAACCGCAGCTACTGCTACAAGTTTTTTGAACCCGCCTCCACCATGTTCGGTGTATGGTTCTAAGTTAATAGGTGTCAGCGCTGTGCTACTAACGTAATCAATTTGTCTCATCTGGGGCCTCCGTTAAATCTAATCTCATATGAGTATATACTGGTTTGAATCCTAAACGTTTTATTACACGCTCCATAGCTGGGTTTCCAACTAATCCTTCTATAGCTCTAACCCCATTCATATATGCCCAACCTAAAAGTTTCTCCCAGTATTTATCTGAAAGAGATTTTAAGTCAGAGCCACCTATGGCTAAAAGGTTGAGAGCAGGTAAATTAGGATATAAGCGTGGTTCAAAAACTAAAACTAATTTTACTTGTGGTTCTGGCCCAGCGTCTGATTTAACTACAATCACATACATCTGTGCAGCTAATGCACGTTCATATATATGGTGTGTCTCTATTTCACCATGCGTAGTTTTATCAAGACATTCTTTAACATATGGTTCAGCGTATGCCCAATACTTATCAAAATGCTCCTTAGTACTTAGAAGCAAAGGCTCAAATGAGTTTGTTGGAAACTCTACTACGTTAGCTGACTTTTGAACCATTGTTACCCTGTACTAATTTATCAAAAAACTCTGTGCCTTTTCTTGCCACAACGTCTTTAGGTATTACATACTCACCCTCATGGGCCATAATAGGAATACCACCACCTGGATTTGGACTATCCATAGGTAGTTGTCCTCCGCCTCTCATACTAGGCATACCTTGCTCCATAGGCTGTCCCATTCCAGGGACTGGCATACCTAATGCAAGTTTACACGCTAGTATAATTACAAACGCAAGCCCTTCATCATACTCCATAGGCAGATCTTCTTGTTCTGCCAAACCATTGTTAAGAGCAAACTCACGCAACTGTGGGTAAATGCTAGGATCTTGAACAGCAGACTGTGCCAACTGTAATCCCATATTTACTTGGTCTGCGTTTAGTTCGCCAGAAGCAATAGCATTTTGTAATTCTGTAGCTAGAGCTTGGATTCTTTGTGGATCGTTTTGAACAGTTTGCGCCATCTGACCATCCATTTGTTCAGGAGTCATAGGTGCTTTATTCATAGGTTGTGGCATACCTTGTTGCACGGGCATACCCCCAGGGCCAACCATGCCACCTTCTTGGAAAGCATACGGTTGAAAACGATAATCTAAAGCTGGGACTGCTTTATTGCCTGTACCTGTACCTGTAGGAATAGGTCTATTAACAGCAGCCATATTTACCATTGGTAAATTACCACCTTTGATAAGATTTTGTAAAGCTGGTGGTACATCCAGCGAAGGCCCTAAGTTTGGTGCTTGCGCACCCATAGGTCTGCCTTGTCCAGCTGGAGCTGCAATCTGAGCAGTAGCGGCTGTAACACCAGTAGGTTGTGTCAAACTAGATGGTGCTGCCTGCATTACTCCTCTACGACCCACATTTACTTTAGTTCCGCCTGGGGTGGTTTGCTGCAGCGTGTTTACGCTTGGGCTTAACCCCCCCTTTCTTTGTCTACTTCTATATGCCATACGTACCTCCTAAGCTCTACCTTTTAGCTGTGCTATTAATGTATCTAATGCTTCTCTAGTAGCAAAAAGATCATTCATTAATGTCTGCACATCATTTACTAATTTTATATAATCGTCATAATCAGGAACTTTTTGGCCAGATATGGTATAACCAATTCCTTTTGCGTTTACCGCCAAAGCGTCTTGACTACCAAGAGTGTTAAGTTTTATTTGATCAATCGCCACAGCTTTACTAGCTAAATCTTCTTCTCCACGAGTACCTGTAAGTAACTCTACGTTTTCTTTTAGCGCTGTCACCAATACTATAGTTGCGCCTCCAGATAGGTTTCCTTGTGGTACTGCTGGTATAGCAGCGTAACGTGTTGCCATTATGATGCCCTCAATCCGAATGGCGTCTCACCTAAGTGTATACTTCGTATCCTAGCTGATCCAGCCACTCCCACTTCAAATGTATCACTTCTGTAACCTGTAGGCAATCTAAATATGTTGTCAGATGATATTGTGTTTTCATAAACTAACACTTTGTTAACCCAAAATCTAAAGGTAACAGGCAGTGCGCCTGGGACATCTTGTAAATAAGATGTCAAGTTATCTTCATTTATAGGTGCTGAATTTAATGTGCCAAGCTCTGGTACAGTAGTATTATTTGCATTTGCAGTAGGCCCATTAACAGTTCCTATCTGTGCATTGTTTGCCCATACAGTAGTATTGTTTGTCGGTACTAATGCGTTTGCAGCAACTAAAGCGTTGGTTTGAGAGTCAGGTGTTGCGTAATCAGCAATAACCCTAGCCGCACCTAAGTTAAGATAATCTTTTGTTGTAATTGTTTTTGACTTCCACTCCAATGGAGCAAGTGGTTCTGTACCTTTATCCCACTCAAATAAATCACCTTGTTGTCCCGTTACATAGTAAAAATTGTTTGTATCTGGATCTGCGTATGCTGCAGTAAACGTATAGTCTACAGATACAAAATACCCACCAATCCTTTGATCTTGCTCAAATATAAACGAACCAGCTGAATGAGACCCAAAATACTTACCATTGTAATAAGCACCTACAACTGTTGTAGGATCTACAGTAGCATTCCAAGTATCCCAGTCATGCACAAACTTAGTAATTAGATCTAACCCTGTAGCTGGGCTGTATACCGCCATACCTGCATACGTAGAGAACATTACACCAAAACCCATGTTTACAACTGAGTCTTTAGACAAGCATGGATACGGTGTATCAATCTTAGCAATGTCCATGTTTTGCGGTGTACTACCTGTAATTTGATATGCGTTTTCTTCTGTAAGTGCCACAATAAAACCAGAAGCAACTCCAAGGGCAACAATATTATATTCTGTAGTAAGTCTAAATTTAGCAGGCCATGCAAAGGGCTGGTAAGGTAGCGAGAAACATACTTGGTTTCCAAAAAACCCTACAAACACACCGTTAGACGCAAGTGCCAAACCCTGCATATTCTCTGGTGGTGGATCGTTATCAGCACTACCTAGTATAGTAGAAAGGTTACTAAACAGAAAATCATCAACAAAGTGATAAGGGTTAGTCAAAACTGGATCACCGTAGTATCTAGCTGTGTCATCTATAGACTCAGCAACATCATGGTATTTCTTACCAGTAGTATCTGCTGTAGTAGCTTTATCTGCTCCAGAGCTTGTATAAGTAATAGTCCTGTTACCAGTAACACTAAGAACTATACCATCTGTCACATTAAACGAAGTATCTGTACATCCAGAAATTTTAAATCTGTCACCCTCTGATAAATTGTGGTAATCAGCAAACTCAACTGTTGCTACGTTAGTTGCCCTAGCTACTGTAGCTACTGCTACAGGATACCAAGCATCAGTAAGTTTGTAGTAAGCTGTTCCTGATGCTGTAGGTATTGTACGGTACAGTCTAAGTCCACGTATAAAATTTTGAGCAGGAACAGAAGGTGGTGTTGAAGGAAGGTTAGTAAGAGTTACAACTTGACCTTCTTTTAGAAAATCACTGTCTGATGGATCAGAAGGTATCGACTCTTCACCCCAAGGTGTAATCCAGCTGTATATATAGTTTCGGGCTTGAGTCGTACCTGCAAGATCAATTTTACCATTAGTATCTGCTGTAACTGAAACGTTATCACCAGTATTAAAATACTGTAAGCTAGTAGGACTAAGTACTGTAGCAGTAACGTTAGTAGAATTAAATGTTTCTGGGATAGTACCTGTAAAATCACGTACTGTTATAATATTGCCAGTTTTAATATTGTGGTTTCCATTAGTCACAACAGTAGCTTGATTAGCTGAGTCTCTAGCAAATGATACTGAGTCTAATGTGTTAAATGCTGTTACTGATGTAGTGGGTTGTACTGTAGGTAATGGTAAGCCTAGTTGGTAAAAAGAATTAGTTGCGGGGTATGGGCCAGCACCAGAAGTAGCTAGGTCATAAGTTGATACTTTAGGTGGGCCATCGCCTGTGTAATAAAACCTTTGTTCATCTTCTTCAAAGGCATCACCCTGTGACGCTTTAACAATGTCAACGCTAGTATTCCAAGATAGCCATTTTACAACACCTGTAGGACTAGTTAGCGGATACACAGTTTTTACTGTACCTGTACGTCCTATGTTCTGATCAAACACAGGTTTCCTGTAAGGTATTAAATCTCCAGAGTATAGCTTAGTATTATATGCTGTTTGAGCTGCACCATCAGGTAGCAACTCTGTAGTTATTCTTGGCGCTTCACCTAGGAATTTTAATAACTTAACTGATGCCATTATGTCACCTCAAAATGCGGGGCATCTATAAATGGGCGCTTGCCTTGCCGCCTACGTAAATCAATATATGCAAGCATAAGTTCTTCCATAGTCCCTTCCCAATCTCGTATATCTTCAACATGCCATGCTGCACCCCAACGTATTGACAGATCATGTTCCATAGCTGCTGTTTTCATAGCTTCAGCAACATCATCGTAGACATTCAACTCCCAACTTATTTTAGGGCCTATGTACGCAACAAGATCTACAGCGTTACCATCAAGATGTTTACTGTTCATTGTTTGTGACGCACCTGACTCTACTAACTCTTTCTGTTCTTCCACAGTTCTGAGTCCACAAGTTACACCAAAGTCAACCTTTGTATAATCAATAGCCGATTGAACAACTTTACTTAGCTTATCGTCTACACCTTCTAGTCTACTAAGACTACGTTCTGATAATACATAACTCATTTTTTACTATCCGTTTTTTTCATCTTGTCATATGACCTCATTCCCCCGATTCCGAGCATGCCGAACATTAGAGGCATCATCACAGACATATCTGCTTGTGGTATTGTTATCCCAAACCCTGCACAAATTGGGGCTACCATATAATTTATTCCGAGGCTGAGACCTGAAATCCAGCCAATGAGGGGTCGCCACGAGCTTTGAAACCAATTCCCTTGGGCGTCTGCCTTCAAAACTTCTATTTGGGCAAGTGCTAATTCTTGAGCGTGTTTCTCTGACATAGTAGCTATGTCGTGAGCCAACTTAGCTTTCTGATCTGCGTCAGGTATAAATTTGTCTAATAGCCCTGTTACTGGGCCAATCAATGCTTGTATCATCAACACATCTCCTTACCAGAGCAGTCTTCTGGAAAGCACTGCGGAATCATAAAATAAAATTTATTATTTGTAGACTTGTGCCACATGCCGTCAGAGCGAAGCCAATTACATTGCTCAATGGTCATAGGCTGTTGAAGTGCCATCTGACCAATGGGATGATTTGTAACACCATCGCTCCCCCACATGCTTATAACTAAAATGTATAATGTTTCTTTCATTTTCTAGCCATCCATGCTGTAGTTCCCATATATGCGCCTACAATACCAGCGCCTGATATATAGAAAAGGTTACTAATATCTGCGAGAGCTTGCACTCTCTCCAGAGGTACGAAAAACATGGCTGCAGTAAATACGCCCATAGCAATAAGTGTAAACCTTGCCATACGCAACTGCGCTAAGTTTCTTCGTAATGCTGTTTCAGTTTCTTTGATAGCCTTTATGTGAGATAATTCTTTATCACTCACAATGCCATCTCCGTCTTCATCGTACTCAGCAAATTTACTTTTCTTTTGAAGTTTTTTCTGCGTCATCTAAATAGTCCCCTAAAGAAGAAATATACTGCAACACACGCAACAACTATGCCGATAATAACACCGCCACCGATAGTAACAGTCTCAGTAAGTTCTTCTCGTTCTTTCATCTTCCGCCTTCTTAATTCCTTTTCTGCTTCTTTAGCTTCAGCAATTCTTCTAGCTCTTTCTGCTATAATGCTTTGCCAAGTTCCAAATCCAAATCTATGGTCGATAAGCTGACGCATATCATCAAGGTGTTCTTCAGCCAGCTTTGCATTTATAGTCTCCTCTGCAATATTTTTAATACTGAAAGGATCGCTACTAGCCTCACGCTTAGCTTTTTGTGCTTCGTCTCGACCTTGTAATAATTTGTCTACATGTTTTGCTATATCTCCCACATCATTTGCTGTAGCAATGGTACTCTTAATACCATCTACAGCGGATTTGACGAGGGCTATACCTGCAAGCGCTTCTGCTATCACCATGTTATAACCCTCATACTGTCACTACTTACCTTTCTTCTTTTTCTTCTTCTTTTTCTTTACTTCAGCTTTAGCTTTAGCTGCAGCCGCTTTGCCTTTTTTAGTATAGGCATACTTTTTTCCTGCTACATTTGGCATTTTATGTCACCTTCTTATTCATAATTTTTTTCTGCAAAAATGGTGGTAATTTTTTCTGGGCAGCCGTTAAGCCTTTTCCATTACCATTTTTCTTTTTGTTTCCATTACTGGATTTATTTTTCATTGTATACGCCACGTTAACCTCCTAATCTAAAAAGCACGGCTGTTAAAACCGATCCTGATCCTACAATCAAGATCCCTGCACAAGCAACTAGAATACGTTCTAGTCGGTTGATTCTGAACAAAATCATTTCATAACGCTCAGCACATACTGCTTCATGCGTTGCTAAATCTTTTTCTACTTCGCCAACTCTAGCCATTATGAAATAATCCACTTCGCATTATACTCTGCATCAACTTCATTATTAATCTCTGTTATACCTGCTTTTGTATCATCATCAGGAACAGCTAACTCAGCAGAAGTATACTTTGCAGATATAAGCCCGTTTTTCTTTTGGCGTATAACTTCTGCGTACATATCTTGTACAATTTTAACATCGTCAGCATCAGCTAAAGTAAATTTATTTTTATTTGCTGTATTGAATACATTTTTATAATCATCCCAAAATGTAACGTATACAACTCCACTTTCATGCACATGCCACTCTACAGGAGAAACCCAATTCTCAGTGTCTTTCCAAGTTCCTGCAGGAGCAGGCGTATCAGGATGTACTATCTCTTTCATAGCAAGTGTTGTTTTATATAATTTTCTTGTTAGGTACGGTGTAAATGCCATGTGAATCTCCTTATAATGACCTTCTATGCCAATAGTAATAATGGACATTCATATTACTGCCATGACTATAATAGTAATTATTACCTTTCATCCAAATAGTTCCATCAGTTAAAACCACAGTATAGTGATAATAACCGCTATAGTAATGTCCTTCTATATGCCATTCTTTAACTGAAGGCTGTGATTTACCCCAAAAATGTCCTACTCTACCTGCATTTATTGCACCTGAATGATTCCACGGTGCTTCATCCAAATGCGCTTCATCCATATTTACTGCGCCAGTATTAGTTGTTGAGTGCATACAGGCGGTGCAGTAACCAGAAAACCACATTCTTTTTTGGTTATCTAACATATACAAAGCCATAGATTGATAACCTGAATTTCTAACTGGCCAAACCCTAGTTATTTGGGCTCTTGGGAATGTTAAATCTGTACCCGACAAAACGCCTCCGCTAGACGTAACAGATTGTTTTTGTCTAGCACTACCAGCATTAGTTGGCATCGAATCATAAGTAGTTGTATTTGGCGTAGTCCATGTAGTAGTGGTACTAGTGTTAGCTTCCATACGCCAGCCATTTGCATTATAACCAGCGGTTCTAATTGCTAAGCCTTGATTAGAGTTTTGCATATAGGTGTAAGCATCGCCAGGGCCATCTACGCCTCCGCTATTTCCACTAGATACATTACCTAGAACACCACACCAGCCAAATGTAGAGCCAGCTCCTACAGAGTGGATAGCTGCATAATTATAAGATGAGTCTGCCTGTACCCAAGAAGTACGATCTGATGTATCGCCCATGCCCGAATTGTAGTTACCATTATAACCAATTATATACAGGTTGCCGTTAGATTTAATATATGCACCCCCACCAATGATACCGCCATTATAATAGTAAGTGTTGGCATTTTGTATCTGTTTTACATCTGTAACACCTGTCATTGGTGCTATAGTGCTGGTAATAACACCGCTACCAAAAGTACTATGTCCGTTGTAATCATACCCTACAAACCATCCCTGACCTTGATCATCTACTGCGTATATAGAGGAAAAGCCAGTTGAGATCATAACACAGGGGTTATTACCAAAACCATTACCATCTAAAAGAACAGGTTTACTTTGGTTTGTAGTATTACCTGTACCTAGCATGCTATACCCATTGTAACCCCAGCAGAACACTCTGCCATCATGCGTGATAACATAAAAGTTTGCCAAGGTCATACCTTGGTATCCACGAGGGTCATTACAAACAATACAGGATACTTCCATAGTAATACCATTGTTTGTAGCATTTGGGCCTAAGTATGGATTCTTAACAATTTGGTATCTGTCTGTAGTGTCACCTAAACCTAGCTGCCCATAACCATTATATCCGCCAACAAAAACGTTTCCTTTGTTTGTAAGTATAGCTATTGAATAATCTTGCTGACAAAACCGTACAAAATATTCACCATCTTCTAAACTTCCAAACTCTGTGCTAAGATTACACATCTGATTGATTTGTTCATCAAATGCTTGTGTAAATACTGGGCCTAAACCATAGTGACCATACCCAGATGTCATTAGCTGGTGGTCATCGGACAAATATCTCAAACCAGGGGTATTATTAATAAAATAAGTAGCATCGTGTTTTACTGGGCCACAGTAATTTTGTAAGGCAAACGGATGCTGTGGAATCCAATCTGCAGTCGCACCTGATTTACCATTGTAACGAGCTAACCAAGGTCTACTACCATCAGTGCCGTATACATTAGACCCATTAATATTCGCATAATCTGGCAAGTTAGACGTTAGAGGTTTGTAACCTGTAAAACCTTCGACATCACTATATCCGACTGTGCTTGAACCTTGTACAGTTAAGGCTTGACCTTGTGAACCTATAGGGAGTCTAACATTAGATCCGCCATGACGAACAATAATATCACCATCGGTGGTTGTAGGTAATCCACCTTCTGCCATCAACTCCCAGTGTGAGCTGTTAGAGCTACTAGGTGCTCCAGCTGCACTACCTGTTTTATTTGCAGCATTTACGTATACCCAACTAGACCCGCTATGCTCAACAACATCGTCTTTTTCGTAAGTGTTACTCGTGGAGAAAGCACTCCTCCAAGTAAACTTAATTTTTCCTACATCTATTGTTGCCATAATTACACATCCTAACTAGTTGTTAATATCAAATGCCCACTAGCATTTATACTTATTTGAATATCTCCTGGGACAAATTTAGTAACTGGATAATCTGAATCTGTATAATTATCTGTACTGCCAGAAGCTGTGTAATCAATATTCAGATCATCTCCGTTTATATAAAACCCGTACCATTCCATACGTTGTCCGCCGCCACCTTGAGTCTGCGTAAACAGATCATTAATTAATGCGGCTACAACTCTCATTTCTACCCTATCACCTGCACTAAATGATCTAGCTGTAGTACCATCTTGTGCTCGAACAATAGTAAGTGCATCGGTAGCTCTATGAGTACATTTTACAATTTCTGTATTTAACGCTGTATCAACTAGCGTAATATAAAAATAATCAGTGCCAGAACTTGACACAGCTGGAAATAACGCTCCTGTACCACTAGTTAAATTTATAGTGGTATCTGTAGTATTAATACTACCTGTTAATGCGCTTTTAGCGCTATTTGAAGCTACAGCAACCATTAGGTATTCACCGACAATGGTACATCAGTAGATACTTTTGTACTTCCTGTGCCATCTATTTCCGTGACTATCATTGATGCTTGCCCTTGATAAGGAAGATAAATCTGGTAGTCATTATCATTACTAAAATGTATGCAGTATCTAACAAAATCTGTTGTGTTAGGTGTGTCGTAAGTAGCAAAACCGCCAGCGTGAACACTAGCACTATGATGCCAAGACAAAATTGCATTAGATGGAGCTGTGTTATCTGTACCATCGCCCCCGTTTCTTATATGCCCTACGTTTAATGTGCTGCCTGTAGTAGTACCCGCAGCAGTAGTTGATGTACTTCTGCCTATAGTAGCGTATGTATAGCTGGTATTGTTATACCAAGATCCGCACACCTCTATAAGAAACACACTACTGGTAGACATAGGTTTGCAGATAACAGACAAGATGTTATGCGTTCCTGCGTTTACTGCTGTTAAAGGAAATTGATTTAGCGTAAAACCATCTGTGCTCCAGCCACCTGCACTTGTACCTGATGGAAATTTACCTTCCTGTAGACCACTAAACCCAGAAGCTGAGGCTGAAGCTGTTATTATATACTTGTTTAATATAGGTGAATTTAATGGTAGCCATGCATTATTTTGTGCGTAGAACTCTGGCCTAGCTCCACCATAGTGATCTGTATTATATCTAATATGACCTGTTTGTGGTGATGCTGGTCTTTGAGCAGTAGTGCCTGCAGGTATAGCAAAAAATCCAGCGTTTGTATTATTTTGACTACTGAAGTCTGTAATATCCAAAGCTGCAAATCCTGCATTACCGCCTGTGCTTGTTAATACTTGACCATTAGCAGCAGATTGATCTGGTAGTATTTCATCTAAGTCAGACAATACAGTAAGACCACCAGATGTAACTCGTAACTCTATTCTATCGTTAGTAGCAAATGCTCTAGCCGTAGTACCTTCTTGTGCTCTAACTATTGTCAGAGTGTCTGTGGCTCTAGCTGTTACTTTTACTATTTCCAGATTATTAGTTGTATCTAATAGAGTAGCAAAAAAATATTGATTTCCTGCAAGTGTAGGAAATCTAGCCCCATGTCCTGCAGTTAATACAATAGATGTAGCAGTTGTAGCATAGGCTTGTGACAACGTACCATATGCATTATTTCCAAATTGTATATCGTGGTAATTTGTCATACTAAGTTCCCATTCCAACTTGCTGTAGTATCCAACCCACCTGGAATATCTATTCCAAAACATCCTTCGGGTTGTGGATGTTCTTCAACTAAAAGCATTGCCTGCCCATAATCTGGGTATGGAAAATAAACAGTGCCAGAATTAACTTGTGATATACAATATAATCTAAAACGTATAAAATCAGTTACTCCTGGTCTAAAAAATTGAACAGCTGACAGATAACCTCTTATAGCATTTGGGCCGTGCCAGTTTCCTAGGTCAAAATCCATAGTTGTACCAGTGCCATTTAGATTCAGGCCATCGTGATTACCACCATAGTAAACTGGCGATTGTGACTGAGGCTGTTGACTTAAACTATTAGCATTATCAGGCCACGTACCAGGGGTAATTCTACCAGTAGAAAAACCGTTACGTTCAAACTCAGCAGAACCTGACAAACTTGCGCTACCTGGATTTGCATCATTAAGCTCTGGTATTTTATACCTGTCATTCATCATGTAACGCCCTACCAGCACTACATTTTTTGCTACTGAATTATCATTAGGATTCTTAAACTCTCTAGTATTGTTTGGCTGTGGATCATTGTCCATAAAATCACATAGTACTGCTAAAGATGCATATGAACTATCTTGGTATGCAGCTCCACAATAAACCCGTATAGAAAATACTGAATTTACACTAAGCGGTTTACATTTAACCTGAAGATGAGTATGTGGGCCATTAGTAGCGTTAGTATCCAACTCCACATTATACGGAGTAGCAGTAAATCCAGCTGCTGTGCCACCCTGTCCAGAAGTAACCATGTACATATTACATGTTCTACCCGAAACAGGCATATAAGCATTTTTAGCTGCATTCTTAATACCTGCTTCACCGTTTACAGTGGTAGAAGCTGGAGCAGCTATATCTCTTTTATAATACACAGTGTCAGGTTGAGACGAACTCATCTCTGTACCTAACTGTGTAGTTCTGCTTTCAATAAATTGTATTCTGTTATTTTGTGGTATAGTCACATTATTATTTAACGTAAGGGTAACTGAATAATTAGATGCCCCAAAATTTGCCATAGTACATGCTACTATATGTGTACCTACAGGTACATTTATATCACTAGCGTCACCAGCAACTGGTACTAAATATTTACCCACCCACTGATCAGCTGTAATTGTTATGATAGCATCAAAGCTACCAGTGCCAGCTATACTTGTTGTTCTGCGTACAGTATCAAGAACTACAGTAGTACTGTTAGATACAGCATTGGTAGAGTTTGCAGTTACCCATTCGCCAAAAGCGCCATGCTCATCATCATTTTCTGCTATATTTGCTAAGTACGCAAGAGAACCTACACTTACAGGAATATCATGGTCTTCTGCATGAGAATACAATGACGTATCATCGCTACTGGTGTTAGTAGAATACGTAGCTGCAGCATTACTTGCAGTGTTAGTTGTATACGTTAATGTTTCTGTAGCATTTCGTACATGGGGTAAATATGGATGACCTCGCACAGGTATATTTATATACCCTGTATCAGTATTATTATCTTCAGATATATCAGCTGGGCTTAGCGCTGTGTAAGTAGCATTAGTACCATCTGATTTTAACGCAAACTTAATATCTTGATCTTCTTTATCTGAAGCTGTTGCAGTAAGTGTTTCTCCAGCTGCAGAAGGATTACTCCTAAAAACTTTTGCATGAGTGCCTGTTGTAGTACGAAACTTAAATTTATCAGGCTGAGTAGGAAAATCAGGTAAAACATTATCTAAATCAAATAGATCATTAACAGAATTAGCTGTTGTACGAATTTCTACAGAATCACCAGCTGAAAATGTATTGTTTAGATTTCTAGCAGTACCATCTGCTTGTTTAATTGTTAGAGTATCTGCACTCCTAGCAGTTACACGCATAACCTCTGTATTAGTAGCGAGAGCTGCAGAAGTAACTGTTATATAAAAATATTCATTTGTACCTAGTGTAGGAAACTTACCACCTTCCCCGCCTAACAAAGACAAAGTACCTTGGTTAGCAGAAATGCCTCCTGCTAAAGAACCTTTAGCACTATTGGCTGTTTTTACTAACGAGTGATTTGTCATCTACGACACCGTTACTGTCCACGTAATCGCTAACGTATCATTAGCACCTTTGTTAATTACACTAAATACTGTACGGCATAACATAGTGCCGCCGCTTGAAGCATTTAAAATAGCTGCTTCAGTTAATGCACCTGTTCCTTGCCCGTTACCAAATGTTGAAGAATAAGTAACTTGACCACCAGATACAGCAGTACTTGTAAGTGCCTGCCTATTTGCCTCTGTGACCAGTGCTGTCTGACCTGCAGCTGCTGCTGTAGTCCCAGTACCAATCGCCATGTGACTCATAGCAGTGGCAGTAGCATCTTTCATACGTGACGCTATATACTCTTTACCCGTAGTTACAACCAGGTTATCAATATCACGTTCATCTTTTATAATACCCATCTCATCGACAAGTAATAGGTTTAGACGACCTGTAACTGTAATTTCTTCATCAAACATATACACCTCCATTAAGTGCTAAAGAGCTGCAGCGCAAACTCTTCTTTGAAAGGAGGTGTTTCGCTAACTAACCCAGCTGAGTTAAATAGCCCGCCGTCTCCCTCAAAGAATGCACCTATCTCATACGTGTTGTCAGATGCACTAATTGAATCTACCACGGGCTTAGTGGTTTGTAAAACTATATTTTGAGAAACTGACACACTGTCTGATGGTGTATGAGTTGGTAAAACTCTAGTAAAGTCAAACACATCATTCATAGTAACTGTATCGCCAGCCATTGTAGCTGACACAGAGAATGTTGGATCATCAGTTACAGTAGGAGTTTCCTCTGGATTAAACCCAACTGTAAACACTTGTGCATCGCTAAGACTAAAAGTGTCAGCTAATGGTCTGCTTACAGAAAGAAACGGAGTGTCAGTTATTAAAGGTGTGTCAGCAAATACAGGAGAAATACTAAACACTATGTCTTGTGTTGCAGTTACAGTGTCAGCAAACAAAGGCTGTATACTAAATATAGGATCGCCATCAACTACAGGAAAAGATACTGCAGGTAGGTTTTCAAAAGGAATAGCTTTGAACCGTAAAAGTATCTCGTGATTCTGTGGTTCTGCCCTTGCTCTGTATATTTTATCAGTGACTATGGGATCAGCAGAAAATGCTATCTCACTATCCTGTGGCTCTACATTTAATGTTATGCCACCACCATCATATGCTATGCCAGCGGTAGGAGCTGCTACGTTAAAAGCCAGCCCACCTTGAGTAGCGGCTTTCAAACGTATATTTGCCATTAGAAATTATCCCGTACTCTAAACTTCATAAGGTCATAAACAGTTTGGACAGCACCGTTAAAATCTATATTTACTTCACCTTCATACATCCCAGGATCTACATTAAGCACACCCCCAGCGAAATCAAACTGGATTTGCCCTGTAGTACCACCGCCGACTTTAACTGTGGATATTGTAGAAAGAACAGTAGTCGTATTTTGTTTACGAAACTTTACAGTAACTGTAGTTGTACCAGCGCTAAGATCTATAGCAGACCCAGTGTTATCATCCGTTAAAGTAACTACAATGTCAGGTTTAGTGTTACCTTTTACTAATCTAATTACATCTGCCATATATCACCTCAACATCCAAAAGCTACTGGTTTCACACGTAGAGAATTTCTAGCAGCACCTAGATTAGCTCTGGCTCTTCGCTCTGCAGTTTTATGCAAAAATTGCTTAGCGTGATACGCAGCTAACTCTCTGTCTGACCATGTTCGTTCTGGTAAGATCAATAAGTTCTGTAATGCTCCGTGCATAATAATATTTTCTAATTCGTCAAAAGCTGTAGTATCCATATCTATGGCTGTGCGTAACGGTTTAACAGCAATAACCATACGTATCTCGTAAGTTTTAGCATTGTCAGGCGTAGGCGTTACGATAAATGTATCAGCATCAAGTTGTGAGATGTACCTTGGAATGCCATAATCAGCGGCTACAAAATCAGGCCACTTAGGAAATCTATCTTGAAAATCTTCTAAAGGTAATGCCGTCATATGAGTGCCATCAAGAGAAGCACTTAAAAACGCATGAACCTCAGTGTTAGTTGGGGGGTCATAGGGATAATCATACACCCCTGTAGTTAATGGTATTTTAGTTTGTATATGTCTATAAGCCAAAGTTTTTTCACACGCATCTATAGCAGCATCTCTCACATACTGTTCTATAACAGGCTGCGGACATCCTGGGACACTGGGTGATAACCTTGGCACTAGACTGTCGAATCTTGTTGGCATTAGACAACCTCCTCTTCAGGTATTCCGCCACCTTCTGTATCAGTAATCTGTCTGGTCTGTGATGATATACCAAGTGCTTGTGAGAAGGACTGCTGGAAAAGTGCAGCTCTATTTGAGTTAACATGCTCATTATCTATAGACTCCGCTAAAAATACTGTGCCATCTACAATAGCAGGAAAGTATGCATCAGGTAGTAAAGCTACTGCTTGTGCTCCTGTGTAGATAGGCGGAGTCTGCGCATACTCAATTACTATTTCGTGAGCGCTAGGAGCTTTCGGATAAATAAAAAACTTATTTGGGTTACGTATGTTTCTAATCCAGTTAATGGTTTGAGCAGCATTATCAGTCATCCAAGCTGGATATGCCTGATCTAAGACTTCTCGTGTAGTTTCTATAATCCCATTCCCATTAACGTTATAATAGACTTCCATTAATCTAATAGAATCAGTAGGTGCTGATTGTACAACTGTACCAGCGACACAAGTTAGATTTGTCTGCAATGAAAACAAATCAGGTCTAAATATAGCTGTTCTTCTTAAAACCTGATTAGCAAACTGCAACAACATAGCATCTGTATAACGATACCCTGTTGAGTCTGTATCCTGTATTAGATCACGGACTTCCGCTATAACATCATTTAGAATCATCTACCCAAGCCTCATTCTCAGGCGTATCAGGATCATCAGCTATATAATGACCTTTATCATTTCTAGCTCTGGATAAACCTTTTGTAGCCTCTTCTTCTAACTCTGCAGAAACTTTAGGTGTGTCATCCACAACTTCTGTCTCCATGTTTACCTTAGCCTTACGCCCTTTTTGTTTTTTAGTTATAAATTTTTCTGGGAATGCTTCTTCCTCAGTAACTTCTTTAGTTAAAGGATTAGCGGCTAGGATTTCATTCCACCCATAGATTTCGCCATCCTTTATATTTTTTAACCATCTTTTGGTCATTTCTTTCTCCTTCTTACTGATTTAACTCGCCTTGGCTTTCCTGCTGGTTGTCCAAGTCGTTTTTTCTGTTCGATCCTACTTTTCTTTTCGGATGCACTAAGTTCACTAGATGTTTTGGGAGTCTTAGAACTGACACGCTTGGATGGGCGACAATATGGAGTACCCCGTTTTTCACCTTTACGTCTGCCACATGCCTTCCCCGTACGAACGTCAACCCATTTCTCCTTGAACCATCGTTTTAATTTTGCCCCTTCCGCTGTTTTTCTGACCGCCATATCATTTTTTCTTTCTGGTAGTCTTCTTAACTTTAGAGTTGCCCCAATTAGAAGCGCCTACTTTTCTACATTTAGCTAAAGCCCCTGAAGCATATGCTGAGGGCCAAACTTTGTAGCGGCTCTTCACCTTATGATAACATGCGTCTTTCTTACCCATAACTTACCATTTCTTGCATGACCAATATCTAGCTGTCATCTTAGACGGTGGCCTGCTGTCACAACCATGTCTAGCACGAAAGTTCTTTCTGCGACCTGGCTGATTCTTTTTAATCTTCATATTGGCATCGCCAAATCGAATGATCTTTTCTTTACCATTCTGACACGCTTTAACAACAAACTTCTTACCGCCAGATACCTGACGCTTCGGTTTGTTACATGCCATCTTTGACTTATCAATTTTTGCCATTATGACTTCGCAACTTTTTTTGCTCTAGCAGATAAATCTTTGAAATGCACAACAACTTTAGATGTCTTAGTATGTGTCTTACCCGTGTGGATAGACCCATTAGGCATCTTATGCACTGCACCTTTATGCTCTTTACCTGACTTGAAATAATGTTTTGTTCCTGCACCCATAACTAAGTCCTTATAGAGTAGGGGGGCATCGCAGTGCGAACCCTAACCCGCCCCCCTAATCCTTTAGGCGACTGTTGAACAATCAACAACCACTGCCCAAACTTTAATCCTAGCCGCATCAGTCACAGCTCCAGACACACCGATAAGCATATCAATGGTATCTGCAGTTGCAAAATAGTGGCTTTGATTATCGCCAGATAAAAGTGCACCGTTTGAAGATGTAGTACCAGCTGAATTAGCATCGCCCCCATCAACAAAACCGTCAACATCTCCGCCTGTAAGACCGAGATCAAATGTTGACGCTGCACCTTCAGCAGTAATAGTAGTTGCACCAACGGCTAACACTAGCGTATTAGCTGGAATCGAAAGTACTTCGATGGAATCACCAGCGGCAAGAGCTGTAGCACCTGCTGTAGCCCTAGCTGTAGTAATAGCAGCGAAGTCCAAATCAACTTCCATGTACCCGACCCTGGTTAAGCCCTTAGCTGGATGTCCAGCAGAACCTTTATCAAAGCCGTGTGAGTCTGTATAAGCAGCCATCTGATCCTCCTATTAAAGAGTAACAACCATCGTGGCAAGAGCTTCAGGCTTAACGACTTTATAGCCGTAAACTTGAAGACCACGAATGATGTTACCAAAAGTTGTTTCAGAACGGATAGTTTCCATATTTGTCATCTGAGATGCAAATGTGAAGCCCATATTGTGTCCACCGATAACGCTGAACTCAGAACCGTTCTTGTAAAGATTGTGGCTTACATAAACAGTAAACCTATCAATCATGCCCAAACGTCCGTTACGAAGAGGTGTATTACCATCTCCAGTAATAGACGCATCCTTCAGATCAGATTGCTTGATCATGCCAGCCATCTTAGCAGGAATCACTATGAAGCGATCTCCTTCAGGACAGTTAGCTTCGTCAAGCACAGTACCCATATCAATGATCTTACCAATAACATTATTGGCAGTAATTGCTTCTGGAGTACCAGCCACACCAAGGTCAATGTCACCAGAAATTCTTCCAGCGGCAGTGCCTTTATTACTAGCGTGAACATCAGTAAGCATGTCAGTCAAGACTCTTTGATCAATCTTGATTTTCATTCTTTCTGAAGCGTCTTTTGACCACTGATCCATCATATTGATGTCAGCTTGTACTTCGTCTACATCATCTTCGATACATGCGAAATACTCACCTTTGTCAATAAGCAGCTGTAGCTTTGGCTTATCAGGCTGCTCTACATTAAGAGTCTGACCCTTAACGTAAGTTTGGATAGTGATTTCAGGGGTTGTACGGATATTAACCGTATCACCCATGCTACGAATCTCACCTTCGTAGGAGGTGTTAGAGATTGCTGCGAGCACTGTTGCATCGTAGAAATTCTCAATGAGCTTCCCAGACCATATTTCAGGAATAAAATTCCCTGTATATGAGGGATGCCCAGGGGATGTTGCGTATGCCATTTTGGCCTCCTAACACATTTTAAGTTATGCGACCCTCTGCCTGAGCAGCAAAGATGTCACGTTCAATTTTTGCCCTCTCCTCATCACGACCTTTGAACTTGCCTTTTCGTACATCGTCATAAAACGCAGCTATATCAGCTGTGCTATATGATGGTTTAGATCCAGCGGGTGTGTTAGCCCCAGCACTTCTGCTTTTCTTAGGGGCAACCTGTTGCTTAAGTTCGTCTTGATTTGTGGACTTCACCTGTTGAGCAGATCCGTTACCGTTTAAGTCTGACCAAGATGTGAAGAATGCTGCTACCCTGTCAACATCATAACGCCTCTGAGCATCTTCAAGATATGCTTGCCTTGCCATACCCGATAGTGGGTCAACTTCTAACAACCACGTTTGAAAATTTTCATTCTCGTTAATACTTTGCCAGTCTGGAACAATAGTAGAAAGTTTAGACCAGAATAATTGCTCTTGAGTATCACCAACTTGATTAGCTAGTTGTTGAACTTGCGGAACAGTATTCTGTGCCATTTGAGCAATTTGTGCTTTCAAAGCGCTAACTTCTCCTAACAAATTACCCGTCTCTTCTTTGGTAACTTTACGCATAATATCTATAGACTCACCATACTCGTTAAGCTCTTCGTCACTTAGTATTGGCTTCGGAGGTTCTTGCGGCTGTTGCTTCTGTTGGTTAATAGTCGCAATCAACTGCTCAAACTGGTTTATCTTAGATCCTTGTTCCTGCACCATTTGTTTTAGCTGGGGAACTTCTGCGTTATACATTCCTTGAAGAGTCTTGTACTTTTGTTGCCAATTAGTACCCTTCTCTTGATTGTCCTCTGAGTGCTCTCCAGAAGACTCGACCGCAACTTCTTCTACACTGTCGGCAGGGGGAATAGTCTCAGTGGCCTCCGCCTCTTCTTGAGGGGCCTCCTGATTCTCATTCACTTCATCAGTGTTTAATTCTTTATACAACTCTTGTACTGCCTCAGACTGTTTCTGAACTTGCTTTGGTATTGCCATTTTTCGCTCCTTAAGGTATGCGTGTTAGGCGGCTGGTCATACTAAACCTTTGCCGCTGTTGATGGGGCTTCTTTAATTAACTTGACTATTTCGCCAAGAACTTGACACCGCCCCTGTTGTAGTGCCACGTTATTAATGACACTTGGTAAGGTTTCTAACTCATGTAACCTCCAAGCCTCAATAAATTCTAATATCTCTGGAAACTGTTTGGATACAGCCGCCAGACTTTGTAATGTTTTAGCATCAGGTCTAATCATTGGCTATTCCCTGTAGACCTGTTCATAACTGTATTTGCACCCATGCCACCTGCTGGATTACCAGCGGGGTCAGTTACCTGCCCTTGTTGTGGCTGTTGTGCTTGCTGCATTTGTTGCTGCTCTTGTTGTGCTTTTAATATGCGAGATTTAAATGCTTCTTTTTCTTTCGATGGAATAATATCATCGACTGGCATCTGAAGCCCTTTAGCAACTTCCCTAAGGATAGCAGCCCTGCCTTCTGTACCAAGGATCTGTGAATCAATCTCATTACCTGTAGCATTAAGAAACTCAATACGTCTGATATTAACAGTCTCTTTAACAGCTAGGTTAACAGCACCTTTCGGTACAATAGCCAGATCACCCTTGATAGATTCATCATCATTATACCGCATATTATACAAGAATATCCTGTGGATAACTGGTTTGATAACATCATTATCTATATGCATAACTACCTGACGTATACCTTTACCTGCTGATCCCATCAACATTGAAAGTCCAGAGGCAGTTCGACCTGCGCCCTGAACGTTCAAGTCTCCAGTGACATAGGAAGGAATGCCACTATGGTCATCTGCCAACTTAGCAAACTTATCATATATAGCCGCTAACGTATTTGCATTATCTTCAGGCTGTGTAAACCTAACTGCAGGTGCGTTAGCTCCAAGGGGATCGTTTGTTACTTGCCAGATTTTCCACGGGTGGAGCTGCGTGATGTCTTCGTTCGGCGGGATTCTTTCGAGATTAACTTCGACCTGAGGCCCGCTAGATATGCCCATGTTATTAACAAGCGCTCTTGTAGCTGCGTTACAAACATTTTGGACGTCTTCAATAATTTCTGGTATACCTTTACCCCAAAACGCTCCAGGGGATTTAATAAACGATGTTTTAGCATATGGTTTTTCTCCTAGTGGGTCGTAATTTAAGACCGCTTTAATTACGTAATTACCTATCACCCACACGTTTGCGTCATACTCTTTGGCTTGGTCTGGAACCATTTCTTCGTCCATACCCCACTCAACAAGCATTTGACCGCTAACCTTGCCCCAAAACTCTAAGGCATCATACATACTTGTAGGTCGCCTATGAGTGCTAAATTTACGTTCTTCTTCATCCTTTGAATATTCAAAATCTTCTGTTATCCAGCTGCCATAATCATTTACACCTAACTCTAACAACTCACGAATAGCATCGTCATCATACCCAGGCAGACCAATAAGCTCGGAAAGATCAGATCTGCTGAGCTTGTGGTGCTCAAAAAGATAACCATCATTTATATGTGAAACTCCTGGCTCTGGATAAATATTAAACGGATCAACCCGTTCAAACTCTGGTGCTATAACCTCATCGGCACTAACTGTGGTCATCTCAGACGACTGGTCGTATTTAATACGCCTCTGTCTGCGAATGACAGGCCCTTTGAGAAAAGCACATGGAAAAGTTACTAGATCAGTAATAAATTCATTAAATGATTCAGACCAACCGCCATGAGCAAACTGATCATTGATAGTGACTTTCATTTTGTCTGCACGATTCTGTGCACCCTGCAACATTCCGAATCGGAAGTCTTGAGTCACCATTTCTTTTAATTCACTAAGCTGAGCTGGTGTAGGGGCTTGCCCCATCTGTTTAATCATATCAACAACAGATTCAGCAAACGCCTCTTGTATCTCTGCTTGTTGTAAAGGTGTAAGTTCTGGAATAGGCGTAGGCTCTAAGTCCCAAGGGGGTGTACCCGAATCTAACAGTATGTCACGTAACCAAGATTCAGCGCCTCGGCACTTGACTTCAGTTAACATCATGTAAATTTCTGAGCCGCCTTGAGATTGTATAGCCGCTAATTTATCTGCCTCGTACTCACCATTACGTTGCCGCAATGCTTTAAGCATAATATCTTCAATAGGATCTTTAGCTTCTTTAGCTGCATGCCAACACTCTTGTATATGCGAGTGTAATCCTAGTATATAAGGCTCATTCTGTCTGTCTTGCAAAGCAGCCTTTGCTGCAGCTTCTTCTTCAGCTACAAGCTCTGCATTGCCTACAACACGTAACATTCTAAGCCCAACCATTACGCCATCCCTGTTCCGTAGCCTGAACCTTTCTTACGAGACTTCCTAGCTTTGGCCATTCTTTCTTCTTCATCCTCATCTTCATCATCACGTTTTTTCTTACGTTTATCCATATCATTACTATACTGCATAGCAGGGCCAACTAGCCCGCCTGTAATGTATGGTCTACGAACATCACCCATACCCCCATTCATTTTGGGGTTATCAGATGTACGCATGTAAGGTTTACCACCTCCGCATGTTCCTGGCATAGTCACCTCCAATAACTGACAACTTGTTATAGTTTACTCGAAAAAATAGCCCCGTCAAGTGGAAAGGAGTAAAACTTGACGGGGCTTAAGTTAGGGAGGTTTGCCAGTGGAGTAACATTCCAACCCAAGGGAGGTCTACCAATGTCGAAAGCTATGTCCACCCTACAGCTGCTACTCTGCGCACTTCACGAGCTTGGGGGGTGAGTGTGCCTTCACCTATAGAATGTATATGCATCATTAAATATTGTAAAGCCTCAGCTACATGTGAGTGTTTATTTTTTTCAACAGTTCCGTTTTTCTTATGGAATCTATACCCACCCATCATAGCTGACTTAAGATGTGTGCAGCGGGGGTCAAGTAAGAATGCAGCATCTCCATCTGCCTGTCGCATTAGGAAATCATCAACAGCTGACAGCCTAGCTGACACACTGTTAGTTTTTGCAGGGAATACTTTGAAGCCTTCTGCTTTTATTATGTCAACAGCAGAACGCTCATCAGTCTGTGCTCTTTGCGTACCAGCAGGATCAACCACGATTATAACTGGACAGCTAGAGAATCTTTCATAGATAAGTGGACGAATGATTGTGCGGACGAAACGCTGAATACCCATATCAAAGGAGACCGCCTCATCAAATATCAGCGCTCGCCCACGGGGATCTAATTGCCCGAAAACTGCTGCGGGTGTCAAGCCTAAGTCCATACCGATAATAACAGAGCGCACACCATTAACAATAGGAGCGAGCGTAGACGTTGCCATATGGTAGTCTGGCCTGAAGTATTTGTATACTGGTTGCCCCGCTGAGCTGAGTCCGTACTCACCGTCAATAAAGACCCGTACATATTCTTCTGAACGTCCTTGGGTGTCATAATATCCATCTGGTAAATTCTCCACGTTTTCTGCGAGAGTGCTTCTGCCTGATGGCTGTTTGAACACATCCCAACCATTATTATTGTTGCTGACCCCATCTTTCGGATCTAGCTTTTCCATCTGGTAATACCACCATGTATCCATAGTTGGGGGATTGGTGTCTCCCCACATACCAAACCATGAGGGCCCTCCATCCTTGGCGGACGGGAATCTACCAATACGTTTGGACATAGCATCCACAATCTCTGGGTTAATATCTCTACACTCATTGAACCACGCAAAGGTCAGCTCAAGTGAGTTCAGGTTCGCCACATCATCTGCATCATCGAGTGCACGAAACATAATCTCGCACTCGACATCACCAACCTTAAAGAAGTAGGTCTTAGTTGTACGCATGAAGTTACCGCATGTGCCTGGTGGGAACCAATCGAGAAACGTCTTAATGGTCGTATCAGTCAACTGACGAACAGTTTCACGAACAACCGCAGCACGGGAGCGTCTCACCCCGTCCTGACTGGGAGCTTGTTGTGATGCCCTACGGACAATTTCAAAACAGCTCGCCACCGACTTACCTGACCCGACTGGCCCCATAAGTACACGCATCTTTGCATCAGACTTCATAAAAGCTGTGCATGTCTTTGATGGTGTAAAGTCTATGTTCATATCTTACTCAGCAAAATTATAGCATAGGGTTTGTCAGCGTTGGGGTTTTTACGCAGCACCTTCTGTCTGAAAGCAACACCCTCAAGTTCAAGTAGTTTACCTATAGCCTCACATTCATCCAACGTCTTGAATGTCGCCATCGGTTTCCCCTCGTAGATCTTCGAGAACCTCTCTCTCAGGTTCTTGATCAATAGTGGCCGTTGCGATGTGCTCTTGGCCTCCGAGGTTAATTGTAATTTTAACTCCGCCACTTTGCCCCTCTATAGCTGTATCGTTCTTTGGTTCTAATCCGCCCCACTTAACAGTTGACTTTATCAAGTCAGCTTTAACTGCAGGCGATACTTCTGGAGAATGAATTAATGTCCAACTAGTTGTCAGTAGTTCTTCGGCTTGTGCTCGGGCCTTGAGCTTGAACGTCATGCCTTTCTCTTTAATGTCATCCCTATAAGAGTTGACCTGTTTGAGAAACACAGGGTCTTTGTTGAACACCAACACATCATCGGTACTAACCGAGTGTCGTTCTTTCAGTTCGTCCAAGGTCTCGCCACTGCCTTCTAGCATAAGCGCTATATCGAAAGCTAGTCGGTTTGACCACTTAGTATGTTTAAGCGGTAACGTATCCATATGGTTGATCCTATGTGTAATGTACAATCCTGTCAAGAAACTTCGTAACTTTACACCTTCTAAAAAACGGCTCTTGTTATGAGAGGGTTACTTATATACAAGGCGGTCATAAAACCAAATCCATGTACCCCCCTCCGACACACCCTATGGGCAATCGGTCAGCCGAAAATATACCCCCCCTGTAATCCGCAGAAACCCTAGCAACTTGACATTGTGTAACGTTTTTGCCTTAATGAAGTTGTCAGCAGGGCATGGTGTCCAGCTGGCATAACCCGCCACGCACAGCGTGGTCTGTGTGTGGCACAACCTAGGAGGTATGACTTATGTCATCATCTTATAACGGGTTGGTTGCACTCGATACTAGCAACCAAAAGGGTGTTCGCACTGTCGTGTTAAAGCGTGGTGTGGACGTTGGTGATAATCCAAATACGCCTGAGGTTACACTCAAGCGCTTGGAAGGTTTGCCTAAGGGTACGGCGTTGAACCCGTACAACTTCAACATCATTGCATTCGATACGAATGTGAAGCTGAGGAAGAAAGGCGAACAGCTAACCATTGACCATCTTCGAGCAGTGCTCAAGAAGCTGGGCGATGACGCTAAGGTTTGGGTCTCTCCTTGCTGGAAGAGTTTTGGTAAGCCACCGAAGCTCAACATAGCGAAGGCGAGCGAGACATCGAACTTCGGTTCTCGCAAGTCTTCAGTCGAGAAATTCGACTTTGGATAC